TCAGGACTGATCCTTTCCAATATTGACACTGAACGAGCCGGAGTTATTTCCATAGGTTCCGGGCACGTCGTTGTAGATAAGAGTGATTGCACCCTGGACATTATTGGGTGCAACCCAACGGAACAACCCGGTATTGACCGGAATGGTTCCGCTGTTGCCAATCTTCATGACCAGCGCGCCACAAAACGCATCGTGGCAGATCAGCCCTTGGTCCGGATGCTCCCGATCGCCCTGCGGCCCCCATTTCTGGGTAGGTCCGTAACTGGCCCAACCGGCGGCGACGATGGTAATGACATCGCCCGGATTGTAGATAATCGACGTTACCTGCCCTGCTTCGTTATTAGCCAGAACCTCACCTTTCCAAGCCATGATTGATCTCCGATATATGAATTCCTGTTCATAAACGAAAGAGGCGAAAAACCCTGATTCGCGATCCTTCCCTGTCAGCAAAGCACAGCAACGAGGAAGTACCGCCTACCAATTCATGCAGGAGAAAATAGGATAATTCCGCCAGTGAATTGAATATATTCGGAAAGGAAATTAAAAAGCAGGAGCAGAAGATAACGACAAAAAATCAAACTTCCAAAGACAACTACTTCAAGCTGAACAAACACTCCCGCTCGCCAGCCAGGGCGAACCCTATACGGAGCCGTACTAGAATGAAACGCCTCCAAGGCCGAGGAGGGAAAGAAGGCAACGTCGACTCGTTGACTGCCGCGCGATGGCGGGCCGGAAGAAAATCGGGGAAGGAACGCAGAAGTAGGCTGAACGCCAGGAAACACGATGGTGCCCGGAGCCGGGGTCGAACCGGCACGGGGTTACCCCCGAGGGATTTTAAGTCCATCGACTTTTCTTTAAATTTCAATTAATTTCGGTGAAATCCTTTCCGCATTGAAATTTTCTTCACACCCTTGAAGCCCAGATTCTACAAGGGCTCATTCGAAATTGCGGAACAAGTGCCGCATCTACAACAGGCCAACGTCCTCGCCAACCATCCATCAATTTCCTCACCTTGCAAAAATAAAGCTATCTAATCTCACCGAAACCTGTATGGTGGATTCTACTGCTTGCCCAGTTAAGCGCCCCGCCTTGATGTTCAGTCTGTTTGATCTTCATCTCATCGGTTTGCCTTCTCTCCGCACTCAGTTCTAGCGCAGGTTTATACCTGCGCACTTTCAAACATTGGAGATATACACCATGGCAACTCGCCAGACTGGTACCGTTAAATGGTTTAACGAAGTAAAAGGTTTTGGCTTCATCACCCCGGAAAGCGGTGAAGACGTCTTTGTGCACTTCCGCCAAATTGAAGCCAGCGGATACAAGTCCCTTGGTGAAGGGCAACGTGTAAGCTTCTTCGTTACCGCAGGTGCCAAGGGCCCGCAAGCCGAGCAAGTACAAGCCCTGTAAGGCTTTTGATACGATAAATAGCCCCGTACATGCGGGGCTTTTCAACACTCGCTCCAGTATAAATAGCGTATAGCAGATCAAATTGGCCGTGCCCCCCTCCCGCCACCGCTAATGGCGAACAGGAATTATCCTGCTCCGTATTTAAGGAGCGCTAAATTCATGATTACCCGCCAATCAGGAACTATCAAGTGGTTCGATCAAAGCAAAGGCCATGGTTGGATCACACCCGAGACAGGGCATGACACCAACGCCCCTCTTCATTTCTTCCTCTGTCTTAAAAATCCGAGAGGCTACCAGGGCGTAACTATCCGGGCCTTCCCCCGGAGGCTTCAAACCTCGATATCGAACTGGGGGAGCTGCGGCGCCGGCCCGGTCACCAGGCCATCGCTGATGAACGCCATCTGCCCGGCCGGCACCGCCGTGCCCCGAGCCGCGATCACGACGTTGTTTCGCAGGCGGACGCGGCAGGTGCCGGCGCCCTCGTCGACATCGATCACCTCCCCCACCGTGCGCGCGCCGCCCGGTAAGAGCCCGATGAACCGACGCCAGGGGTTGACCGTCGCCATCAGGAGCCTCCCGGGTAGTGGCGCTCGATGCGCAGGGTCTGCCATACGCGGCTAGCCCCTACCCCCTCGGCCGAGATATCGGTGGCCAGGCAGAGCCCGCGCCAGGTCGCCTGTTCGTCCCTCACCTCGACCAGCATTCCCGGCTGCACCAGGCCCGGTACCCCATCATCCTTCTGGAACAGCGGGATACGGCGCGTCTCGATCGCCTGGTTACCGCCCTTCGACAGCTCGCAGATCCCGCGCGAGCGCGCCACCTCGGTGCCGGTCATCCAGTCCTCCATGACGTCGGGCGCCGACTCCTCGCCGGCGGTACCGGCGCGCCGCACCTGCACGCTGACGCCGTAGCTGGTACCGCTGACGTAGACGAAATTCCATGCCGGCTGGGGACTCCACTCGCTGCCCCACTCGGCGACGATGGCGGCCGGGATGACCCGGTCGGGAATCGCGGTGTCCCAGTACCAGGTCGCCTCACGATACCGCGGCAGGATCGTCACCGAGTCGTCCATCAGGCCCGGCCGCACGATGCCGCCGGCGACCTCGGCCAACTTGACGATGACCTGCATCGGCGTCTGATCCTGATAGCTGAAGGCGCCGGCCGGCAGCGTCCAGTCCGGCGGCCCCATGTTCTCGACGTCCCAGGACACTGAAAAGCCGGTGTACTGCAACTGGTCGTCGACCACCTGGCGTGCGTTCAGCGGCGCCGTGTTCACCGCGCTGCGCTTCGGCGCATAGGGCGCGTCCAGCAGTTGGGTGCGGCTCGCGCCGCTGATGGTGTAGCGCTCGCTCGGATGCTTGCCGCTGCCGCTGTAACGCTCGACCAGAAACCGCCAGGTCCAGCCGTTGATCTCCAGCTCTACCGTCCTCGGCCCGTTGGCATCCGGCGCCGCTAGGTCCAGCGACGCGCGACCGAACAGGTCAGCCGAGAACGACCAGGCGAACGAGTCAATATCCAGGCCGATGCGAATGCTGGTCGCATCCAGCGGGGTGCGACTCGGCACCACCACCAGGGTGACCGTGTTTCCTATCATGTAGGTCTCCAGTATCTCGGGCTCGGTGGGTGGATCTATCGGTACCACCGGCCCCGGATAGTCGGGGTAGACAATGCCCGTCGGCACCGGATCGGTCGGCCGCCCCCATGCCCAGGGAATCCGCCGCAACGCATCGAAGCGGGTCGGACTGCCGTAGCTGCTGCGCGCCCCGGCGTCCACCGGCCGGATACCACGGACCGGCGCCACGTAGCGGAAATCGAAGAACACGTCGGGCGTGTTCGCCGGGGTGTAGCGGGTTGGGCCGAAATTGAAGTCGAGCAGGCCGCTCGGGATGTAGAGACTGGCACGCCTCTCCGAGAGTGCATCACGGAAGCGGTCGAACTCGGCCGAGCGCCGCCACCCTGGCGGACGGCCGGCGTCCTTGGCCGCCGGGCGCGGGTTGTAGATCAGCGACAGGCGCCGATCACGCGGGCGCAGCGTCCGATCCCAGCCTAGCTCTCTCTCCACGTCCAGCACCCGGGTGCTGTCCCAAGCGCTGCGGGCTGCCGCGTTGCGCTGCTCGGCGTGCTCCCAGCCACTCCCCCAGCCCGCATCACGCACCGGTACACCGGACCAGCCACTGGCGCAACGCCGTGCCAGTGGTCGGCCGGAGCCCCACAGCCCGCCGCTACGCGCATCGGCAAGCACCAGGCGCTGCCAGCGCAGCGGGACGGCGCGCACGGAAAGCGGCGCCGCCCTCTGCCAGGGGGCGCCGAAACTCGCATTGATCATAGAGCCTCGACAGGAAAGGGCCCGTGGCTGAGCGGGCGGTAGTAACGCGTCGCCTGCAGACGGGCCGTGCCGACCTGGCGGCTGGGGTTGTCGCCCTCGATCGGCCACCACTCCGGCTCAGCCACCGGCAGCACCCCGGCCTCGGTCACCTCGTAGAGCCAGCCAGAGAAGATCGTCGGACGCACGCGCTGGCCCAGGCTGACAGCGAGACGCGGCTCGAACACCGCGCCCCAGTCATCCAGCCCCATCGCGTAAGTGGTCCCGCCGGCCGTCACCTCCAGAGCGATCTCGGCGCGCCCGGACTCGGCCGTCTGCCCCACGCCGGCCACCCGCCATTCGCCATCGAGCTTGCGCTCGATGACCACAACCTGGCGCGAGGCCGCACCGCCGTCGACTGTGACGACCGCTCGCACCTTCGCCGGGTCGGTCGGATCTCGACCGCCCGAGCCTTCGGTCAGGTCATAGGACAGCAGGCGCGTATCGGCATCGAGGACCGGCCAGCGAATGATCCCCAGGCGCGGGTCACCTTCGTCGGTGACCTGGATCACGAACTGTCCGCGCAGGCCCGATGCCTCGAAGCGCTGCACCGTCTCGCCCTCGTAGACCTGGAAGGTCGCCGTCATCGCGGTCGCGGTGACCACCGTCCCGCGATACAGCGTGGCAATCTTGCGCGCCGGAGTCTCCTCCCCTTCGCGGGTGACCTTCACGGCGAGGTTCTGGTAGATCGCCTGCCCGGCCCCCGACCAGGCGACTGCCACCGGCGGGCGAAGGGTCTTCGGCCCAATGCCGAACCGCTGCAGCCAGGTATCGGGCCGGGCCTGGACCGGCGGCACCACCTGCTGCATCAGCGCGCTCATGCTGGCCACCACGCCGGATCCACAGACAGGAACCAGAGCCCCCAGCGGTCCATATGCACATGGTAGGTCTTGCCATCCATCTGGACTGCCTCCGCCACCGCCGTTGCGCCCAGGGACAACCCCAGCCGCTCCAGCAGATGTCCGTGGCGGTAATGGCCCAGGATCGGGTCGAAACACACACCCTTCAGGCGGCCGACGTAGTTCGCGCCATTCGTCACATAGGGCTGCTGCATCCGCCAATAGGGTGGATTCTCTCCCTCCGTCCGGTCGTAGTAGGTGCTCTGATACTGCATCTGGTCCATCAGCGCTCCCACGCTGGGACCGCCACCCTGGATGATCTCTCCCGAGCGCTGGTCACGCAGCGAACTGAAGCCACTCCCGAAGGACCAGTTTCGGCTGTACCCCGTTGTGTTCTGGTAACCCTGGGCACCGCCGACGGCAATAAACCCCTGAACGCCGGAGGCGCCGCTGAAGCTCTCGTACTGCCCGACGTAGAGGCCGAGCTGGTACGCCTCGCTCGTGTTTTCGTAACCGGTGGATTGGAGGACGCAGAAGATGAACGTCTCGGCGTCCGCACAGATCTGCCAGTACGTCGCATGGTTCCAGTACATGTACCCCAGGTAGATGACATGAGCGTCATTGCTGGTGGGATTGGTGTCCGCCGACCAGGTACGTGACCGCGTATTGACGCCCTTTGGGAGCGGAGTGCTGATATCCAGCATGCCCTCATGCACATAGACTGCGATGTAGTCGTTGACGCTGCCGCTACCGGTTAAGTGCCTGTAGAACGTCACCTGCGCGCAGTTGGACGCCGGGGCCAGGGTGATGGCGGTGTCGAACTCGCTTACGACGGTCCACCCTGCCGGTGGCTTGTTGCCGTAGCCATCGACCAGCGCCGCGCGCAGGTAGCTCTTGAGCTTCTGGAACGGCGTCACCGCCGACGGGAAGAGCGCCGGCGGTGCGCCGGCGTCCCGATAGCTGTACTGTCGAGCGGTCATCAGTCCGCGTCTCCTCTGATCTGCAGGTGGAACTCATCGTCCTCGACGGTGCCCTTGCCACTCAGCACCGTCCGCACGATCCACATCGGCCCCAGGCACGAGTCGGTGTTGAAGCGCACCGCGTTGCCGGCCGCCCAGCCACTGCCCCAGCCTTCCTTGCGGATGGTGAAGTACGGCGTGTTCGTCTCCGGGTTGATCGGCGCCGTGTCGGTGGTGGTAGTGCCGTTGGCGATGACCCCCAGCTTCTCCTCCACCACGCTGAAACTGGTCGAGGAGTTGAACACCAGTGCCCACTTCGCATCGATCGCACCGCGGTTGGCGATCAGCGGCGGATAGGCGAGGCTGTTGTAGTTGGCGGTGGTCCCGTCGCCCTTGGGCTCGTCGGTCCAGTTCGGCGAGCCGATATCCCAGGTCCGCTGGGTGAACCAGTGGTGCAGCCGCGCCTGCAGGTCGCCCCAGCTCAGCGCACTGGACGCCAGCGTTTCGCCCGCCGGCAGATCCCAGGGCAGCGGCGAGGAGATTCCCAACTCGCCGTTCACCTGAACCTCGGTGCAGAGGGTCATGTGCTCGACCCGGTCGCGCACCACCAGCGGCAGGGTCAGCGGGTTGCCCTCGGCATCCTGCAGGAGCAGCGGGTTGGCCCAGGTCACCCGGCCGCGTTCCAGGTCGACGCTGTAGCCCGCCGAGGCCAGTTCCACAGCGTTGGCGTCCACCACCTTGATCTCGGCCTGCTGGTCGCGGCCGAGCTGCAGCACGCCCCCGGCTTGAGGACTCGGCACCGTGGTCTCGGCGGTATGGGCAACCACCATCACGTCGCCCTCGCGGAACACTGGCACCCGCCCGTCCGCCGGCAGTCGCACCGGGTCCAGGCCCAGCAGGGTGGCGTCCAGCGGCAGCGAGGTGAAGACGACCGCGTTGTAGCGCAGCAGCAGCGGAATCACCGGGATATCGCTGGCCCCAGTGGTGTCCTCCAGATTGCTGGTGAAGCGCAGCCGGACGATGCCGGTCACGATATCGACGCTACCCTTGATCACCGCGCCATTGAGCTTACCGTTCGCGTCCGCCGTGGTGGTCACGATCTGCGCGGTATCCAGGCGAACCGCCGTCACCTGCAGGCTCGCAGAACGCAGCGGCGCCCCCGGCGTGCGGAAGGTCATGCTGGTGACGCTGAAGCCGGCGTTGGTGGTCAGGCAGGCCAGCAGCGTGACCGTCGGTGCCGCCCCCGAGCCATAGGTATTCAGCGTCGCGGTACGGCCGGCGTAGTCCACCGAGCCGACGGCGATGCCGGCGTTGGTGCTGCTGTTGATGTTCTTGTAGAGCACACCGGAGCGGTCGACGTAGACCTCGCCGGCCCAGGTGAACACCAGCGAGCCCGGCAGGATCGGCTCGGCCACACCAGGCAACAGGTCCAGGGTCACCGGCGCGACGGTCTGCGAATCGGTCTGCTCGCCGTACTCGACGCCGCGGCTCTGCGCACGCACGCTCAGCGTGCCGCCGAAACCCTCCAGCAACGTGGTATCGGTGGCCACCAGGCGCAGCTTCTTCATGCCGAAGTTGTCGACCGTGTCGGTGTAGTAGGTGTACTCCTTGAACACGTAGTTGCCGGCCACCTTCAGGCTGAACTCGCCGGTCTCGTAGTTGATCGTCCCAGCGCGCCCAGCCCAGCCGCCGGCGGCGTCGTCGGTCACCGAGTTATCCACGGTGATCTCCGATTCGAAGATCGGCAGCGCCCCGGTGCCCATGTCAGCACCGAGGGTCGGTGCCGCCTGGCGACGCTTGGTGATCCACGATAGGCGCACGCTGCCTGCCTTGAGCGGCGCCCCGGGGAGAGTGCCGATGCACATGCCGGTGCTGTCGGAGGTCACCGCCAGCGGGCTGTCGGTCACGCTGCCCTGCTGGTAGGTATGCACGATCCCACTCCCGGCATCCGGGGTGGCGCTCAATTCCATGCTGACCTTGCCGTCGGCATAGTTGATCTGGCCGCTGCCACCGGTACCGCTGAGCGAGCCGTTGCCGCTATCGAGCACGGTGCGCTCTACCCCGCCGACCTTGAACGTCGCCTTGTAGGAGCCGGGCAACAGCCCCTGGTGCGGCAACGTCCGGTTGATCCGCGCGCGCGCCTGCACGCTGGTGCCGGTGCGCTGGGTCAGCGCCGCATCGTTCTGCCCGACGTAGGCGTAGATCAGCGAACTCCCCACGTCCGGCAGCGCGCTCAGGGTGATGGATACCGAGCCGGTCGCGAAGTCCACCGTGCCGGTGCCTTCCCCGGCCAATTCGCCGTTGCCCTGGTCGCGGATCTCCTGCCATTTGCCCAGGGCGAGGAACGAGACCACCAGGGTGCCCGGCCGGGGCGGCGCTTCGGACAGCGACAGGGTGTAGACGAAGCCGCGGTTGCCCAGTTCGATAGGGATCTCCCCGGTCACCGCTTCGCCCGTCGTCGCCGCGGCAGGCTGGTAGGTGGCGCTCGCTGTCCCGCTCCAGCCGCTGCCGGAGGCCGCCATCTCGATTGCGCCGCTCTCGTAATCGACGGTACCGCTGGCAATCCAGTTCGAACCGCTGATGTAGCGCAGGCCTCCCTTGCGGTCGTCGGCGAACACACCACCGCCGGCGCTCAGCGACAGCGAACCCGGCGCGCAGCCGGTGCCGAGGAACGTCCGCGACCTGCCGCTGCCTATGTTCGCGACATTCAGGTTGACCGTACGCGCCGGCCCGGCCGCAGCGAACAGGCGCCGCTGGTAGCCGGCCAGTTGGTCGACCAGCGCGTTCTCCCGGGTGGTGCTGGGCACCAGCTGGGAATAGACCGACTTGACCCGCAGGCTCAGCGCGCCGCGGCTGACAGCCTCGGCCAGGGGGCTGATGCCGTAGTACCGCGCGGCATCGGCGACCTGGGTGCTGAGCACCTGGCTTTTCGGGCTGGTGGTACCGCCTGGAGTCACCTGGCCGCCGGGGAAGGTCGCGCCCAGTGGTGCGCTGATCGACAGGTCCAGCCGGCGCCGGGTGAAGTTCACGAAGTTGCCGTTGCCATAGTCGTGGGCGAACTGTTCGAGCCGCGCCTCGACGTCGGTGATGCGGACATACTGCGAGCGCGACTCGAACACCAACTGATAGACCTCGCCAATCTCGGGTAGCCGCTGTTCTTCGCGCTGCACGCAAGCGATGGCGCGCTGGCCCTGCAACTGGTTGCCCAGCAGTTCGAACGAGGCAGACACGGCCGGCACCACGAAGGACTCGATGGCGTTGCGCGCGTCGCGGCGCTCATCGGTCTGGCTGCCGGTGTTGAACAGCAGCACCGAGACACGCGGATCGGCCGGCGCCCGCGTGACGATGGCATGAGCGCCCAGGTACGGCTCGGCGCTATTCGAGCTGATGCCGGCGAAGGCCTTGCGCAGGTTGATCCGGCCGATGGTCCGGTCCAGGCGCGAGATATCGGGAAACAGGTTGTTGATCTCGCGATCCACCACGGCCTGCCCGGTGGCACGGCCGCCGCCGTCGTCCTCATCGGTGAGGCGCTGGGATTTCAGCAGCTTTACATCATCGACGGTGATCGTCATGGAACACTCCAGCCAGAAAAGAAAACCCCGCCGAGGCGGGGTGTGGGATCAAGGGTCGGGGGTGGGCGGCGCTACGGTAAGCAGTCGCAACGTCACCAGGTAGTCGGCGTCCGGACCGGGGTTGACCTCGCGGAACAGCGGTTCGGCTTCCAGCGGCGCCCCGTCGGCGCGGTTGAAGATCACCGAGAATTCGCGGCCGTCTGGCAGCACCAGCGGCATGACCCGCAGGCGCTGGTCGCGCAGCACCTCCAACTGCCGCACGACCCGCAGCGGCGTCCATACCCCTCCCCCGGAACGCAGTGTGATCGGGCGTCCATGCAGCTTGGTGCCTTCCTGCACCAGCAGCGCGCCGGTCAGGGAGCGTTCCTGCTCTTGTGCCACCGCATCCCAGGTGAACTCGTCCACCCATTCGAACTGGTCGCCCAGTTCCACCGCATCGAGCCTCATCGGCCGGTCCTCATGCTGGCCTGCTCGAGCACGCCGAGCAGGTTGGTTTCGTCCTGTTCGCTGGCCACCGCCACGTCAACGGCTCCCCGCGGCGTCTCGAAACGAACGACCCGGGGCGGAGGACTCGAAGCCGGCGGCGAGGCAGGCGGCGCCGCCGCGGCCTTGGCGGCGTTCTGCTCGTCCACCCGCTTCTGCTGCTCCTCCCGCTGCCGCTTGGCGTCCGTCTCGGCCTGGATCTGCTGCAGGGTGGCCAGCGCCGTCATCAGGTTCTGTACCGCGTTCATGTCGCCGCTGCCCTGGGCCTCGGCCAGTTGCTGCTGCAACTCAGCCTTACGGCTGTTGAACCGGCTGCGATCCACGGCCTCCTGCTCGCCACGCAGCCCCGCCAGTTCCTCGCGCAGGCTGACCAGCGTCGACTTCGAGCCTTCCTTGAGCTGCTGGATCTTCTGATTGGCCGCCTCGATTGCGCTCTCCAGTTGCCGCATGTCCGAATCGTTCAGCAGGCTGAGGCCATTTCGAGCGCCCTTGGCCGCCGACACGAAGTCGCCCAGCTTCATGGTCCCGCGCTCGTAGTCGTCCATCAGGCTCTGCAGGCTGCGCTTCTGCTCCAGGTACGCAGCCTGGATCTCCAGGCTGGCCCGCTGGGTATCCATCGCCCAGCGCCCGAAACCGCTCATGCCCACGCCCGACTCGGCCTTGATCCGGGCCAGTTGCTCACTGACCTTGGCCAGAGAGCGCGACGTGGCGTCCAGGCTGCTGGTGTCGATGCTGAGATCGACGGTGGAGATCCCACGCATTGCATCGAAGGCGTTCAGCGCTTCCTGGCTCAACTGCGCAACGCCCTGCCGCGCGGTGCTCAACACCCCACCGAAGAACCCTTCGAAGGCACCCATGTCGTCCTTCGTCGACGCTACTCCCTTGCGGGTCGCCTCCATCGATTCGCCGATGGCCTTGCGCTGGTCCGAGAGCGATTTGGCCGCCTTGTCCGAGGACTCCGCGACCGCCTGCATACCCTTGGCGCCCTCCTCGCCGGCCGCCTTCAGTTCCTTGACCTTGGCGGACAGCTTGGTCTGTTCCTGGTTGAACTCCCGCGCGCTGATCGTGCCGTCGTTGTACAGCCGGCCCAGCGCCGTCCGGATGTTCTGGATATCGACCGTGGTCTTCGCGCTGCTGATCGCGTCCTGGACCTGCTTCAAGTTCTCCAGGCCGGTACTGAGGTCAGACACCCCCAAGGCGGCGCCGCTGGCGGTCGACTTCAGTTCGGTCAGCTTCGCGTTGAGGACACCGGCGCCATTCGCATACTCCTGCTGGCTCAGCGTGCCGGCCTGGTAGGCCTTGAGCATTTCCCCCTGCAGGGCGGTCAGTTGCTCGGTGGTCTTGGCCGCGCTGATCTGGTCCAGGGCACTCTGCAGGCTGGTCACCGCCTGCACCGACTCGGCGGCCGCGTTCTTCGCACCCGCCTTCAGGTCGGTGAAGGTGTCGGTGATCGCCTGGCTCTGTTGCTGTGCGGCGGATGCGGTGGCCGTGGTGCTGGTGTCCCAGGCATCCGCGATATCCTGCGCGTCCTGCTGGATCTGCTGGCGGAAACCCTCGCTCATGCTGCTGAGCAGATCGTGGACGCCGGCGACGGAACTGCGGATGCGCTCCCCACCCAACGCCGCCGGGATCTTCTCCGCCACCTTCTCGATGCCGGCGACCATCAGCGACATGGTGCCGGTCCAGGCCAGGGCAATAGCGCTGATGCCCGAGGTGACACCGTTGAACAACGTCCGGAACGGCGCGATGAACAGTTGCACCCGCGAGGCCATGTCGTCCAGCTGGGTGCTGAAGCTGCTAAGCCAGGCCGAGGTCTTGTCGATCAGGGTGCCGAAATCGACGTCGGCCAGGCGCTTGATGAAGCGCTCGACCCATTCCGAGCCCTGGACGAAGGCATCCGACAGCCCCTTGGCCAGCGCGTCGAGGCGCCCGTCCTGGTCCATCTGCGCGATGGTGTCGCCCAGTTCCTTCAGCTTGTTCTTGACGTGGTCCAGCGCACCAGCGTTGGCAATGCGGTTGAGAAAGTCGGCCGCAGTGTCGCCGAGGTTGCTGACCAGACCGGTCAGGGTGCTCATGGCCTTCGCAGCGGCCCCTTCGGAGCTGCGCCCCATTTCGTCGACCAGCGCCTTGATGACGTCCCGGCCAAGCTTGCCCTTGCTCGCCAGATCCTGCAGCTGCGCGGCATTCTTGCCGGTGACCTTGGCCAGCATGTCCCACACCGGCACGCCACGCTCGACCAGTTGCAGGATCTCCTCGGTCTGCAGCTTCTGCTTCGCCCAAGCCTGGCCGACGGCCGTCGTGATGCCCTCCAGGCGCTCCATGCCACCGCCCAGCTTCTCCGACTGGTCCTCGATCGCTTTCAGCGATCCGTCCATCGGGTCCAGGCCGTAGGCCTTCAGCAGCGCGAAGGCGTCGGTGACGTCGCCCAACTGAAGCGGCGTGTCCTTGGCAAAGGTCTTGATCCAGGCGGTTGCCCGCTCCCCCCCCGGCAACCGAGCCCATCAGCGACGTAAGCCGGTTCTGCAGGTTCTCGAACTGGTCGCCGGTGGTCAGCATCGAGACGATGCCATCACGCACCAGGCCGATTCCTCTGCGCACCAGGTTCAGCGCCGCCTGGATGCCGACGAAGGCTGCGGCGTAAGCGGCTGCCTGGCGAACGCCGGACGACATGGCCTCGCGCAGCGCCGTCACGCGCGTGGTGTGGCCAGCAGCCTCCCGTGCTGCGCGCATCTGCGCGCGTTCCAGTTCGCGGATCTCGCGGCTGTTCTGCGCGACGCTCTCGCGGGTGTTGTCGACCACCGACGCCAGCCGCCGCTCCTCGTTGGCAAGCTGCCCGGTATCCACGCCCGCCGCCCGCGCCGCACGTTGTTGCTCAGCGTGCCGAGCGGTCAGTTGGTCAAGGGTCCGACGCAGACCCGCTGCGTCACGCTCCGCGATCTGCAGGGACACGGCCAGGCCCCGGCTCCCGGGGTTGCGGTCCAACGCCTCGCGCAGGTCCGCAATGGTACGGTCCACCCGCTGCACCGACGTCTGCGTCTGCGCAATGGCGCGCTCGGTAGTTCCGAGCGCGGTCACCAGGCCGCGGGCGCCCTTCGCATCGTCCAACTGCCGGTTCAGGTTCGCCGCCGTGGTGCGCAGCCCTTCCAGCGCCTCGGTCGACTGCTGGGCTGCGGGCGACAGTTCGTCCCGGCCGCGGAGAACGAACTGGATCAGGCGCTGCATTGGGTTCGCCATTTAAGTCTCCAGACAATAAAAAACCTGCCAGGTGGCAGGTTCATGAGCACGCTTATCAAACGGAGATCGAGAGATCGAGAGATCGGCATCAACCTCGATCACAGCCAAGCGATAAAATTATTTTCGCCTATTCAAGACACCAATTACCCCCAACAAATATTAGGCACCTTAAAAAACAAGGCATCCAAACACCATTATTTAAAATGGTGCCTCCATCACATAGCAATTTCGGAGGCACCCACACGGCGAAAAATTCAGATTAGGCAAACGAAAGACGCTGAGCGATCCATTGCTGAGCTTGCGAACCATTGAACTCATAGAGCCAAATCGGGTTGCCATCCTGCGTTTGTCGACTTTCGTTATCAATGCAGTACTTCGGGTTAGAAGCACTCAGTATGTAGCGCGGCTTCGTGTCCATATCGAAGCGCTGACTCTTAGAAGCAGAGTTAACGACAGCTAGAGTTAGAAAAACCCCCCCATCTACATTCCCACCCTGTGGGTCAATCGCTAGCTCGCCGCCGCTTGAGTTCAGGGTAATGATCCCTGTGTCTTGGTCAATATCCCAAAGGACATAGCGATAGGGCGTTCCTTCTGCTTTTCGCAGCACGACCTTCGCGCCAGACATCTCGTCGGTAACTCCAAGAACATAATTTTTATCTTGTGCGTACTGAATCAGGTAAGTACCCATATCGTGCTCCTTGCATAGAATAGTTTAAGCAAAACAGATATCAGCAGAAAACCACTTAGTTCTGCAGAGGAGAAATTAGCACAACGCTAGAGAGACACACCTGCCAAAGTTAGCAGGCCGCCTACTCGAAACTCTCAAATATTTTTCTAGGCAAATACACGAAAGAACTATAACTAATAGGCATGTAATTTCCTTGGATACGCAAGAACATTTCTGTCCTTTAGGCAGCCAGATCCATCTGGCAGAACTTGGAAATATCGGTCGCGGTCACACGCGAATCTGCGAGCAGTTCCGCCGGGCCGGTGAGTTTGGCGTATTCCTGGCCCAGCACCGCCAGCTCCTGCAGGAGGCCGAACTTGACGCGGCGAGGGCGCAGCGCGAACGGCTCGCCCGACTGCGCGTCGTTCAGGCCAGCGATGTACAGCTCCAGCTCCTTCTGCGAGCCGTTGAGCATATGCACCGCCCGGCTCGGGCGCGGCGTGTAGCTGACCTTGATGCCGGTTGCATCGATCTTGCCGCCGCTCAGCACCTGTATGCCGTGGGGTACCAGCAGGTAGTCGGTGCCCGGGGCCACCTCGACGTCCCCTGCGGTCTTGACCGTCACGGGCTTGGTCAGGTCCGGCAGGTACTTGAACGGGATCAACTCCAGCGCAACCCCCTGAGAGGTATGCGCCTCGTCGGTGATCGCGGCGGTAGGCGCCACCTGGATGGTGGAGCGCGTCACCAGGGCGACATTCTCGGCGGTCAGGTCGAACATTCCGATGGAGGACGTCACGTCGGTGACGCGCTCGCGGACGTTGCTGTTGCCGCCGCCTCCCATGTAGTTGGGCAGCGTCTTGCGGTCGGTGGCGAAGCTGATGTTGAAGATGTCGCAGTTGCCGAGCGGCAGGAACGGTTCCTGCGACCCGTACAGGCGGGCATGGATGATGCCCTCGCCGATGAACGAGCGGTCGATGGTCTGGAGCATGGGGCTCTCCTGATGGGTTCGGGTGGGTTACTTGTGGTCGCCGCCGGCCGGTTCGGCGGAGGCTGCCGGAATCGGCGCCTTGGCCTTGGCCTCGGTGGCGTAGCCCTTGCCCAGGGCATGGGCAGCTACGGCGGCGGTAACGCTGATGGCGCCCTTCGACGCCGGGTAGTGGATCGCGTCGAGCCCCTCGCGGTAGTTGAACGGCCTGGTAACGATGATCTCGGGCATGGAGCCCTCCGGAAATGTAGAGGCCGCCCGGAGGCGGCCTGGTGGATGGGTTACAACTGCTGCGAGTAGCTGACCTGCAGAGGGATGGCTCGATAGGCCCAGCGCCGGCCGGGCTCGGGCAGGCGCACAGCGGATGCCGGAAAATCGACACGCACCAGGCCGGGCACCGTCAGCCCGGCCTTGTGGCCCTTGAGCACCCGCTTAATCGCCAGGCGCGCCTCGCGCAACGCCTGGGCGGCGTCCCTGCCGCGCGCCATCGGGACGATGTTCACGGTCCACTCCTCCACGACACTGCCCGGCGACCGGTCTCGTTCCACGGTGTCCCCTTCCTGCAGGATGATCAGCCGTTCGGGCTCGTCGCTGTCCTCGGCGTCGAGCACCCCGGCCACCCAGTCCTCACGGACGGCGTCGCCGAACGCCGGTACCGCGGCCAGCAGGTCCAGCAGTTGGCCGATGACCGCGGTCTGTACATCGATCACGTCGCTCATTCGGGCACCACGTAGAAAGTGATCCAGTCGCCGTCGTCGGCATGGATGCCGTCGATGCGCCAGACCTGGCCATCGGAATCGAGGAACGCCCCCTTTCGATCAAGGGGCTGCAACACGGCCTTGCGGCACGCAATGGTGCGGTACCGATCCAGGGCGCCGGCCTCCATGCGCTCAACACCTTCCTCAACGATCACCGCAGCATTGCCGACCTGCCGGCCAGAGCGGTCCAGGTAGCCAAACTCACCATCGCCGAGGACGTCGGCGATGATCTCGTCCATGTCGGCGACCAATTGGACAAAGCCAGCCACTACTTCACCAACTTGATGACTGCGCGAGGGCGGGTGCAAATATGCAGAGGGTTCGACTGCGCTTCGCCAGCCACGCCCTTGTTGAACGGCATGACCTCCTGCTTGGCGTAATACGGCAGGCCCAGGGTGTTGACGGTCTCCATGTAGTTGGCCGGCGCGAAGATGCTCAGGAACAGCTCCGGCACTCCGATAGGCACAAGCCGTGCCTCATCATCTGGGATGAAGGAGCGACCGCCCACCTTGCCGCGGTAGCGCTCCCAGATCACGCCGCCAAACTCAAACTCCTCGCGTGCATCACCGCGCAGTTGGGAGGCCTGCATGGTGTTGAGGTAGGTCTCCTCCACCGACTTGTGGGTGATCAGCGCATTCCAGAAGTTCTTCCCACAAAGCGCGCGCGAGCCGCTGCTGGGGATGTTGCCCAGGGCATCCTCCTGCGCGTCCAGTGCTTCGCCGGCCTTCAGGCGTACCTTGGTGGTCGCGCTACCTAGCTCCATCTGAACGACCTGAGCACTGATACCGAAGCGGTCGTAGAGGTCGAGCAATACAGTGCTGCCGTCGGCATCGAGGATGGTACCGAGCACCGCGCCCATCCGCTGGTGCTCGTGAGTGGCGTCGAGCTGGCGACGCATCTTGCCCAGGCGCTTGTTCACCACGTCCTGCACAGCCTGCAATTCGGTTTGCTCGCCAAAGGCGCGAATGCCTTGGATCTCGTCGGCCAGGATGGTGAAGGTCTGTGGCAAGTGCACATTGTTGAACGGAATCAGCACGCGCTTGCTGCCAGTGACCACCAGGCCCGGCGCGCCGCGATCGGCGGCCGGCACCAAGTGTAGGGTGTCTCCGTCCTTCTCGATCTGCTGGGTGATGGTGGTGCTGCCCTCTTCCTCGAAGAGTCCCAGAGCCGCCAGACGGCCAGGCACCTCGGGGGCTTCGTTGATCGCAGCGGTGAGGGACGAGACGCTGAACGCCTCGTCTTCGAAGACGTTGATGTCAGCCATTGTTTACTCCATAGAAAATGAAAAGCCCCGCGGGTGCGGGGCTTCGGGAGGACTCAAAGGGGCCGGTCAGTACGGCGTACCGGTGCGGACAATGAGGTTGCGGGCCTTGAGGTCGCCACGGGCAGCGTCGTTCAAACCCGTCAGCGCCACATCGATCACCTCGGCCAGACGAGCAATCACGGTCACCGCCTGGGGATCGGGCGAGGCCGGCTTGGGCGCATACAGGATCGCCACCGCCACCTCGGTGCCATCTGTGGCCGCATCGTCGTAGGGCGCGTATTGGCCCGACGCCGTGACGATACCCAGCACCTGGCCGGCTGGCAGGGCCTTCGCGGTAGCGGCCAGGGTCACCTGTTCGCGGGAAATGGAACCGGCCCCCTCCGAGAGGAGGAACTCACCGGCGTGAAAGCCTTCGGCTTTGGTCATCATGCTTCTCCTTTCGAAGCCTTGGGTTTAGCGGTTTGGGCAGCCCGACGCGCGGCGTACACCTTCGACGGCGTCGCAGCCCTGGCCTTGCTGGGGGGCGTCGGATCATCCTCGAGCGGCGGGGTGTTGATGATTTCGCCGAAGCCGTTGCCAGCCAGCTTGTCGAACAGCCTGGCGCGTACGGCGTCTGGTTCGAGGCCAGCTTTCACATAGTCGGCGGCAAGTTCCGGCAGGCGCGCACTGACGCACAGATCGCGGACCGACTTGGCCCGGGTGACCGCTGCATCCACACTCGCCTCGTCTTTCAGGTCTCCAGACACGGTCAGGGCCTCCACGAGGTTACGGATACCGGCCTCCGAGCAGCTACGGATAATCCGTGCTGCCAGGGCGGCGGCAGTGGGTTGGGTTACAGGGGGGTCGGGATCATGTTCAGGAACAGGGCCCTCTGTCGGTGCAGGTGTATCGCTCAGCGGCGGCTTATCGAGTTGAGCAAGCAGCGTCTGGGGAGTATTGCGGTACTTACGCAACGCACCGCCATCTCCCACCACCGCCTTCACAGCCACCCCGTCCAGCACCTCGTCGCAGAAACCAAGCGTCGTGGCTTCACTCGCCGTCAGCCAAGTCTCGTCCTTGATCATCTGCCGGAGCTCACCATCGTCGATCTCGGGCGCCTTGCGCTTGTAGGAGGCGACGATGGCTTCCAGCGTCTGGTCCAGCACCTCGGCCACCTTGCGCAGATCGTCGGCATCGCCGCCGGCCCAGGTCCAGGGGTTGTGGATCATCAGCATGGAATTGGAAGCCATCTCCAACCGATGCGCGCCGCAGGCCGCCACGCTTGCCGCACTCGCCGCCAGTGCATCGATGCGGGCGGTACAGCGCTCGCCCAGGCGGTTGAGCACGTTGTGGATCGCCAGTCCGTCGAATAGGTCGCCACCAATGGAGTTGAAAGCCACCAGCACTGGCGAAGAACCATCGTCGACGGCCTTCAGGTCCTGGATAAACTGGTTGGCCGTGATCCCCCAAGTACCAATCTCACCGTAGATGTAGACCTCGATGGCCTGGTCCGGCTCACCCTCGGCTGCAGCCTTGATGCGGTACCAGGTCTCGTCCTGGGGCGCCGGTACATCCGGGACCTTGTTGAAAATGTGCAGGCCGAGTGCAAGCGCCTGCGCACGAAGCGCTGATTGTTTGGTCATGGTGTTTCCTCATCGGCGGGATCCGGCGACCCCGGAGCCGTTGTGTAGTTGAGACCAAGCTCGTGGGCACGTGTCTGGTCTGCAGCGTTTTCTTCGTCGATGGTTTCCGCGTCATAGCCCTTGCGCAGCACTACCTCGCTACGCGAGGCCAACCCCGCCCGGATCTCTAGAACCTTGCCCTGCACGTCCTGCACTGGGTGTATGTACTCCCACCCCTGGGGCACCCAGCGAGTGCGCAAATACTCGCGCCGTCGGCATGCGTAGTCAGGTAGATCCAAGGCACCGGATAAGTACGCCATGTCCATCCACGCCGCCCTCACCGGTCGACAAAGCTGGTGGATGTAGACGCTGAACTGAAGCTGTTCCAGGCGCCGGCGAAACTCGTTGAGCACTACCCTGATCACCCGGTCATTTACGTTCCTCAGATCGCCGGTGAACAGCTCGTAGGGCACTCCAGTTCCCATCGCCGCAGCCTGGAGTTGCTGCCGCATGAAGTCCGGATAGTTGTTACCAGCCTCCGGCGGCTTGGAGAACTCTACTTGCTCGCCTGGCAGCAACTCCTGCATGGTGCCCGGCTCCAATCCCACCATCGGCGTGAAGCCGTCACCGTCCATACGCACCGGTCCACCGTTGATGGGATCGATGGGAGGCAAGTCGCCTGGGCTCGGCCGAGTAATGAATCCGGCGAACAGATTGGCTACCTCCTGGCGGAACAGCACCGCATCGTCGAAGTTGTCCAACGAGCGCAGCCGCAGTAGAACCCGAGACAGTCGGGGAACCCCCCGCAACTGTCCTGCCTCCAACGGCTCGAAGACGTGTAGTACCTCGCTGGCCGGCACCCGCACCAGTTGGTTGTAGCCCGCCGCCATCACTGCGCTGTCGCCGGGGTGACGCCGATACATCCAGTACGCCACCCGCTTGCCCAGGGCGTTGAACTCAATGCCGGCCCGGATCAAATTACCGTTGCGTGCCACCTCGTTCTTCTCGACCGGAACGAACTCGGCAGGCAGCAATTGCAACTGCAACGGCACGGCTAGGTCGTCCTCCGGCCGCCTCGGGCGCAGACGAATAAAGCACTCGCCGCTCTCCTCGACCATTCGCGCCGCCAGTGCCTGCTGTCCATAGAAGTCGGTCCGCTCGTCGGCATCCGACTCGTCGGTCCAGTCCAGCCAGAGCTCCAGCAACAACCGCCGCAGCGCCTTGTCCTGAATCGTCGGCATTGGCACGATGCCGGAACCAATGAGGTTGCTCACCCGTGTGTCGATCGCACCACCCGCGTAGGGGTCGTTGCGCGTCGCAGCTCGGGAGCGCTTGCGTAGCAGTGGCAGTGCAGGGAGCGACAAGGTATTGATCGAGCCCGGCGGCGCATCCCAGTTCTGCGCGCGGCGGCCTGTTCCGGCACCGTCATAGCTGTTCTTAATCCGGTCTGGAAGCATGAAGCCCGCCCGGGTCAGATGAGGATACCTGGCCATCACACCCCCTTCCCGGCAGGGTACAGCCGACACACCCGGGAGCGCCGACCACTGAGCGCCGACTCCTGTCCCGCATCTGCCACGTACTGGCTTTCCAGCATCCGCAGACTCGCCAACTGCGCGCGCTCAAGCTTGCGACCATCCTTGGTGATGGTCTGCCCCTTGGTGAGAATGTCATGGATGGCCGCGCGCACATCCGCCAACCGTTGCTGCGCTTCGGTCATATCCGCCTCGCGTGGTTATCGACGTTGTTTCAGATAGCCGCTGCCGGAGCTGCGGCGTTTGGTGGTCGGGACCGATGGTGCAGTGGAAGTGGTGGGCGGCGTATCGAGGACCAGGCCGAAGCGCTGCTGGGCGACTCGCAGCATTGCCAGAGCGCCGACGGCGCAGTCCAGTGCCTCGTTCCGGCGCCCCTTCGCGTCCCAGCGATACACGCGCTGGCCCTTCTCGATCTTCATCACCTTGGTTTCGGCAGTGAGCTGCTTCAGTTCGCTCTCGTCGCAGATCGCGTCGCTGGTTGGCAGATGCATCACGCCGGGGAGAACCTTGCCTGGCTCGGGCTGAAGCTTCAGACGGCTGTAGATCAGCTCCTTGGCGTTGTCCGTACCGATCATCGTCAGGTAGACGCCAGCCTTGTTCTTGTTGTTGGGGAACATTGCAATGGGCTTGCCGTAGACGTTGTGCCCCTTGGTCGGGATGACCCACAACAGGCCGTGCTTCTTGCTCTCCTCGTACACCTCGTCGGTGTAGTGACCGCCGGAGTCCCATCCCCAGAGCGCAACGCGCATGCTCACACCGTCTTCGCGCTGGTACTGCTGGTGGAGCTTGAGCCCTACCTTCCGGCGCAACTCGGCGCTAGCCGGGTCGCCCTGCAGAATCCAGCGGTCGACCAACCAACCTTCCTCGCCCGCGGCCCAGGCCCAGATACGCGCCTCGTAGCGGTCGTCCTGGGTGTCGATGAAGCCCGTCAGAGCGGCTACGCGCGCGGGCAGGTGCTGCCAGATTTCGCGCCGACCATAGAGGTTCTCCCACTCTAGCTTTTCGCCCTGGTCACCCTCCCAGGTTTCGCCCAAGGTGGTGTTGACGAAGGTGATCAGCTTTTCGCGGTCGCCCTTCACGTTCAGCCAGTCGCCGACCATGTCGAGCCAGGTGGTGAAGACGCTGTACGCGGTCCAGATGTGGAAAGTGACAGAGCGAGGCGTACGGGCTGGCTCGCCGTCGGCCTTGAACCAGTCCATGGAATCGTGCGTCCAGAGGCCGGTCCGCTCACAAATCCAGCGGCCATCGTTCGCAGCCTCTACCGCCTCGTGATACTCGATCACGCAGCCGTTGTGCTCGCAGGTGTACCAGGCCTTCTCCGCCTCACCCAGCGCGTTGGTCTCGTATTTGATGCCGAACGAGCAGTCCTTGCCGCCCCACTTCAGGAACTGTTCTCCGTGGCAATGCGGGCAGCGGATGTGAAAGCGCATGAAATGCGGCGACTCTTCAGCAGCCTTTGTGATCTGGCACTCGCCCACCGTCCCCGGTGTGGAACCGCGGATCGACTTCTTGAAGGTGGCCCCCTCCAGGCGCTTGTCGCCGAGAAAGGTTGGCGAGCCCTCGCCCTCAATGTCGGCGTCGAATTTCGACAGCTCGTCGTAGATGACCTCGTCGGGCGACTTCTCGCGGTAGTTTCGCGCGGCCTTACCGCCCAGGCACCAGAGCATCTTCTGGTGGCTGAACTTCTTCGCGGCGAGGGTGTTGTCCCGGTGCTTCTTCCCATACCACGGCGCGAGGGCGAGTAAGACCGGAACATCGCGGATGAACGACTCAACGTGCCGCTTCATCAGCTCTTCGGCGTCAGGGTCCGTCGGGCAGTAGCTCAGCACGTTGCGCTTTTTGTGCTGGAGCTTGTAGCCGATGTTCGCCATCAGCATCTTGGTGTAGCCGACCCGTGCAGACTTGATCAGGTTCACCACGCGGATCAGGTCGTTGCCCATCGCGTTCAGGATTCCAACCTGGAACGCTGCGGTTTCCCACTTTCCTTCCTGGTAAGAGGACTCGGACGACAAATAGAAATGCTTGTCCGCCCACTCCACCGCAGTCAGCGGTGGTTCGCGGAATAGGGACTCAAGGCCGAGGCGAACTTGCTTCTGCAGGTCATTCAGCCAAGGACTCGACATATTCATCCAGCATACCCGGGAGTAGATCGCCCAACTCGGAAGCGCGGTTGCGCGCCAGAGCGATCTCTCGCTGCAGCGCCTCGACGTGTCGCACGTCGAGGTCCGGGTGCTTGCGGCGCAACTTCAAGGGCACCGTGTCGAGAATTGAACCAATCTGGGCAGCGATCTTGCCCAGGGCGAAGACCGCAAATTCGGTAGGCACCAGATGCTTGTCGGCGACCAGGTTCTTCTTCTCCTGGGCGTCGGCCTGGGCCGAAGTGAGGCGCAGACGCTCCTGCGTCAGCTTATGTTCTGCCAGCGGGTCGATGCCTTCCGGAACATCACCGTCTGGTTGGTGTTTCCGCTCCGCGAAGTCGAGGCGGTTTTCCAGTACCGAGCGGACGTCATAGAAGGCCTCTCGGCCAATCCTTGCAACCGGCTCGACGCCCCATTTATCAAAGGCTTGCGTGCTTATACCGAGGCTCGTCGCCATCCGGCTTTTGTTGAGCCAATGAGGCTGCCGAGTGATATCTGGTTTGCTCATAACAACACAACAACCAACCTCAGAATTTGGGCCATACATAGTGGAAAAGCGGGGTTCGAATTACCCTCTCCAAGGGCCACGCTTCAGGGGCCCCCGGTGCTTTTCGGGTAGCACGTCACGCCCTCATCCTCAGTCCTGCGGGCCGAACGTACATCCGGACTAGAAAGAGCCGAAGAGACAAGCCTCGTGGTAATGTCAATGCAGTATCACTGCCAACATGACAAGGAGACCACATGCAGTTCTTGCACAGCCGCAAATACTTGAACGAGGGCGATGTTGTCGAAGTCAACTGCTCTCATCAATGTAATGTTCGCCTTACCACCGACACGCAATTTTCAAACTTCAAGAACGGCCGCAGGCACACCTACTACGGCGGTTTTTATGAACGACTACCCGCTCGCATCACTGTGCCTCACACCGGATACTGGAACATCACCATTGACTTGGGCGGAGGGTCCGCTCGCATCACCCATTCGATAACCATCCACAGCAACAGCTAGCTCCCCCCTGCATTGCGCAAGGGCCAAAGCAAGCGCCTGCTCAATTTGCTGTAAAGTTCCATCCACTCCGTAGGCTTGGCTGGTCAGCCCTCCTACGGAGTTTCTTGACCAGATCAGATCTCCTACCTCGTTTCGTACTTGAATTTCCATTACCAACTCCTCTTGTCACGAACTTGAACGCAACGCTTTCGCCAGGGCCCGCTCGATGTTCGCCTCTAGGCGCGCGTCGTCCTCGGCAACACGCCGAACGACTTCGTGAAATTGGAAGCGCACGCGGTACTGAGGCTGGCGGACGAAGGCAAGGACCATAGTCAACGTCCGTCCACGGCGCTCGGCGATGCCAATCGGTCGGCGGCCACGGTGCATCACGAAGTACGCGAGTTGGTGTCCCCTCGCCAAGGAACGCGCCGACTGGGTGGCGTTTCCTTTGAACCCCGCTCGGTATTCCAGGGCGCCTAGGCCGGAAAGGATCTGGATCATCTGGCCGCGGCTCATGTTGCCGTACTGGTCCAGCCGGGCGCCCTCCGCTGGAACCACGAACATGCCCGCCGGCAGGATGCCCCGGGCCCGGAGGTTCCGCTCCGACGCCTTGTCCACCCTCGGCCCTCCGAAGACCTGGGGAGCTACCCAGTCCTCCGGCGACTGCCCCTTCGAGGCATGGTCCTTTTCGTCCTTCACCCACAAGGCCGCCTCAAGCCGGCGTGAGGTGGCATGCAGGATGCGGATGGCGTTACGGGTGAACGGTGTCGGCCGGTCGAAGACCTGGTCGATCTCCCCGACCAGGGCCTGATTCGCCTGGTTCGCGGTGTGGTTCAAGGCGTCGGCCAACACTTTGTTCGGCAGGTCGCCACAGAGGACCCGTAGAGAGGCCACCGCATCATCGAGATCTCGGGCGGAGATACTGCCTCTCATCGCTCATCCACTCGCTGACGCTCGATGCAGTCGAGGACTTGGACTGCGCACGCTGTCAACGCAGCCTCAACAGCATCGATCGCCGCGGTTGCATCTTCACCGTTCGCTAGCGGCGGACGGCCGGGGAGCCGACACGGCGTCAGCGGGCACTTGGCCTGCTGCGCGGTAGGCGCTGGGGTCAGTGGTTTCGGGGCGGGCGTACATCCGGCCAAGGCCAGCAGGGATGCCAGCACGCAGCCAGTCGCGAACAGCCTGGTCATTCTCTTTCAACTCCCGTAACGCCGCAGCATGGCGCGCGCCCTGGACCTCCAGGGCTTGGCCGAGCTGGCGGGTTTGCCGTTCGATCTCGGCGACGCGGCCGAGTTGGCGTTGCTGTTCAGCGAGGACGCCGGCCTGCAGGTCAATCAGTTGCTGGTTGCGGTCACGCTCCTGCGCCGCGACGTCAGCACGCCCCCGCTCTGCGGTCACTTGCAGGCTCAGGCGGTCCATCCGCCACATCATCCCCATCGCAACGAGCGCGACGATCAACCATGGAACCCACCTCATCACGCACCCGCCAGCGCTGCGCGCGCCCATTCGAGACGCGCCACTCGATCCTCAGCACCGTTGTAGCCGCCGTTGATCTTCAGAGTGATCCGCTCGAATCGGCCTTGGTCAGCCAGGTCGTTTAAACCCCGCGACTTCCACCACCACCCCGCGGCGATTGCTGCCCAGGTCCGTTGCTCCAGCAGTTCCGGTTGCGCTACCAGTGGCAGCGCCAGGGCACGTGCAGCTTCGGTGTAGTTGTCGCGGCCGGTGATCATGATCAGGCCGCGGCCACGGTATCGATACCCATCGCCCGTATCCGCCGACCCGTTGCCCATCCGGTTTGCGTAGACGCGGTTCGCGATGTGCTCGGGCTGGCGGGCGTACTGCTTCGCCTCTGCCGGCGTGAACCGCTTCGGCCAGGTCGCGAGCAGGCCCTCGGCGGAGTAATTCAGGTTCTCGACCACGCGCTTGAGGCTCTGGCATTCGTGCCCGACTTGGGCCAGGAACATCGCCACCCGCTCAGCCGTGTTGATCTCAAACCGAGCCATGGAGCCGTTGATGTGGTCGACCCAGAGGCCGGCAGTAGAAGCACCGCAGCCGGTAGCGCGGTCGAGTTGATCTGCGGTGATCTTCATTCGCCAGCCCCCCGACGCGGAAACTTCCAGTCGGCGATCCGATCAGCGAACTCGGCAATCTTCTTCACCCCTAGGAAGCCGGTGAACACCCCAGCAGCGGTAGCCATGTTCTGTGGCAGGCCGAACCACTCAAGGACCGGAATCAGGCCCAAGGTAATCAAGGTGCAGAGCGTTGCCTCGAGCAGCGCCTGGCGCCGCGTTCCACCGCCGTAGATCACCCGGGTCAGCGCGACCACAAAGGACAGGCCGGCGGCGTACAACTGCGGATAGTGCGCAGACAGCCACGCAAGCAGCGCAGCCCACGTGATGGGGTCTTTGTCGGGCATTTTCATGGTCTCGAATCCCCTCGGCGGGGCGGAAATAAAGAAGCCCAGCGCGAGGGCTGGGCCAGGAATGGGTGCAGGTACGGCCTTTCAAGGGAGCCGCGCGCCCCGCAGCGCAATGCGCCACCTGCAGAAATAAAAAAGCCCAGCACTATGGCCGGGCTTCCTTCTGATCGTTGCGTGTCTTCCCACGCCGCCCACCAAAGGCTCCCCAGCGCCAGCATCCAACTACACTGGTCTCGCTGGAGAACCACCTACCGGACCCATCAATCGAAAAGGCGCGTAGGAGTTGCCGGAGTTCTTGCCTAACACCTGCACTTACCGGCTGATCAGGTATCTAGATCTAGTTCTTAACGATCGCTCTGGTGGCGACATAACTAACTTTCTGATGTTGAGTGCAGAAAGTTAACGGCGGGGCTTCGGCCAGAAAACCTGCCTCAACCTTTCCAGACCCGCCCATCCTTCTTTTCCTCGTTGGCCGGTTTCTGGTCTTTGCCGGGAACCTGAGTTTGGACCGGATCGGTTTTCTGTTCTTGGCTGCTTTGCTGGCTGGCCTGCACGTTACCGTTCTTGTCTTGAGTTTTCATCTTGTCTTCTCCTTGGGTTGAGTACCTACCCTAGGCTTATCGACAGGAATAGATAGCAAAGTTAGATCGGTGGTAATGGTGGCCTATGGCTCGAACGGAACATTTACATCCAAGTATCGGGAAAGGCTCGCGAAGAAAGAGCCTCGTTGTATGGCGGGGCATCGATAATGCAATTAGCTATCTCATTCGGCAGAGTCTTGCTGGCACAAAAAACCCGGCGCCAGGGCCGGGTTTTCGGGGGAATCTGTTGATCGGGTGCAACTCTGCACAGTGGCAAAACGATACCCAAATGCTCGCCAAATCGTCAAGCGACCCGTTTCAGGCGCTCCCGCTGGGCCCAGTAGGCCGCCACGCGGTCATGGTAGCGCTGATGGACACTGGGGCATTCCAGGATGTCCTCGCCCCACTCCTCCCGGTATGCCTCCCCGTACCGCCTCATCCTCGCCGCCCATCGCGCCAGCTCCTGGTCCGACATCCCGCGCAGACGTTCCGCCAGGCGCTGCTGGTGATGCTCCCGGCACTCGGCGTAGGCCTCGGCGCGCTGCACCGCCACCACATCGCGGTCGACCTGGTGCCAGCGCCAGCCCGCCCCCTTCCGCAGGCCGCTCTGCTTCGCCACCACCTCGGCCACCGGCCTGAGCGCTTGGGCATCCAGCTTGTCGACGTGGCGCGCCAGCCGCTCCCAGGTGTTGGCGTAGTCGCGAGCCCAGTGGCTGGGTTCGATGCGGCAGCCGAGGCGCTCCTCGATGAACAGACAGACCTCGCCCGGGCGCAGCGTGTCGCGGCCATTGACGGCGCGCTTGTGCGAGTTGATCGCCGCCAGCGCCATCCAGTACGCCCGCTCGCCCTGGCGCTGTGTGAGCTGTCCGAGGCCGGCGCCGATCCAGACCAGGCCGTGAGCGATCGCCACGTCGTCACCACTGGCCAGCGGCGAGTACAGCGTGTGGCCGAAGTGCTGCAGCGGCTTCGGCAGCGATCGGATGGCAGCCTGCACCAGGCCGGCGGCCAGCATGTGGGCGCTACGCCCATTGGTGTCCTTACGGTCGGGGCGCGTCTCGTTGGCGACCCGTCCCTTCTTGCCCAGCGCGGCCTTGTCGGCCGCCACCGCCAGCACTGAGTTCCGACTCTCGTAGAAGGCGTCATGCCAAGCCTGGCGCGCGCTGATCAGTCTCATTTCGACTCTCCCCTGTAGTTTCCTGTAGTCACTGCTCGCCCTCGAGGAGAGGGACGACTTTCACTCGCACGCCTGGCGTTTCGCCGTAGCGCTTCCCCACCACCGCCTTCACGACCTGGACGTCGTCCTTCCAGACCACGCCGTTCAGGCCGTCGTAGATGGCCTTCTGGACGTTATCCAGGTCCGGTTTCTTGGTCGGGTGCAGTTGCCCGGCCAAGGCCAGGGCCTTCCGCTTTTTCGACATCGATCGAGGAATGCTCAGCGCGATGTCGAGCTCGACCAGCACTGGGCCCTCGAACAGCGAGCGACCTGCCATGGCTTGCTGTCCGCTGTGTGCGATCAGCCCCTCGTAGTTCGCCGTCTTCGCCGGAGTGAACATCCTGGCGTGGGCGCCGACGCGACCGATACGCGGCCTCCCCTTCCCCACCGGCTCGCCGGGTACGGTGAACATCACCGGGCGGAAGTCATGCATCACGGCGCACCTCCGGCGCTTTCCGGCGCATCTTGGCCAGCAGCAGTTCCCGCGCCTGGGCACCACTGAGCCCATCCAGTCCCTGGGCTTGCATCCGGTGGAGCAGTTGCTGCTCGGCAAGCTCATCGGCGCGCTGCAGCTCCGACTTCTGGCTGTCGAGGCCAATCGCCTTGGCGACCTTTCCGTCCAGCGGCTCACCAGCCTCGAGGCGTCGGACCACTACGGCATAGTTATGCTCGAACTCAGCGCGAAGTCGCTTGTCGCCGTACTGGGCCCGACGAAGCTCGAACAGGCCTGTGAGTTCGGCAGCCACCTTCACGACCTTGTGGCTGTAGCGCTGCTCCAAGGCTTCGTACCAGGCGCCCTCGGCGCTCGGCAAACCGTCGATCTTGCGGCACAGCCGCAGGAACTCCTTGAGGCTCGGAGGAAAGTCCTGATCCAGCACCATCCGCTGAAGGCCTCGGTCGACCTGCATGTCGCTCAGGTGCTTGATACCGGTCAGCCAGACTCGCTTGGCGAGCGTCTCCGCACGACGTTCCCCGTAGTGCTTCTCGTACCAAGCCGGATAGCTGGTTTTGAGGGTAGCGAACACACGTTTCACCGCCCTGCGCGCCCGGGCGTCAAGTTCGACCAGATTCTCGATCTGCGGCTCACCAGTCGTCGTCGTGGAGGATGTCAACAGCGTTGCGCGAACGTCGTGCAGCGGGTCGCTGACGTGCTTGGGCGTTTCGTCCGTCGGTTTGCTCATGGCGGTGCTCCGCACGCGGTGCTGTTGCCATCCGGTGGCGCTCCAGCAAGAGTTCATCGAGAAAATTTCGGTAGTACAGGGGGGAGTCAGGCGGGGCGCCGAGCTTGGCTTCGGCGATCTCCATTGCCGCGAGCATCTGCTCCGCGGTGACACCGCGCTCGACCCAAGAGGCGAACAGCGGCATGGTCCTGGCGGTCTGCACCGCGTGGATCTGGAATCCGCGCTCGCGGATGAAGAACTGGCACCACTGTCCCGCAGTGGCCGGATCGGCTGGGCATTCGCGCACGCACGCGTTAGGTGCGGTACGGTTATTACCGGATACCGGAGGTGTGCCCACTTTTTCACTTTCACCCCCTCCCACATATCTGCCCTCTTTTTCCGGGAAAGCCGCGTAGTTATTGGGCTCCGACCCTTCCACATAACTGCCCGCTTCATCTGCCCACTTAGTGCCCACTTTTTTTCGGACGGATTGATCCCGTGAAGCCTTCGGCAACTCAAAAATCAGGCGCCTTTCGGCCAGATTGGGGCCTACCAGCCCCACCTTCTGCAGCCAGACCAGCGCCCGCCGCAGTTCCTTTTCGGAAGGCTCGCCGCCCTTGATGCCCTGGTGCGGCTCGACGTAGAGCTCCTCGGCAATCGACTTCCAAGAGATCCCTCGCCGCTCTCCGACAATGCCTGTTGCGAAGTCCATGAACGGACGTAGGGCGAACACGTAGATCTCGCGGGCAAGCATGGGTAGGCCGCGGAGCGCCTCCCGCTCCTCGTCGTTGATCTGGAAGGACGGCACGGCTACCCCTGAACAAGGCGCGGCCGGCGCATCTGGTCGATCATTCGCAGCGCCTCATCTGTCGCCGCCCTGGATTCGGAGAGCTCCCGGTGGGCCTCTTGTAGCTCCTGGTCATCGGCGCCGTCGACGAGGTTGGCAACAGCCTGCTGCGCCTCACCGTTCTCCTTGATGAGTGTCCGGAGCATGCAGAGCACCTCCGGCCGCTGGCCGGCATCGCTGCCGATCAAGCGCACCGACACGCCCAGCGGCGTCAGGATGTCGCCCAGGGCCTGGACCTTCAGGTCAGTCGGCAGCGCGGCGAGGATGCTGGGTACGAAGTTCGCCGGCACCAGGTTGGTGTCCTTGGTTCCGTCGTCGAGCCAGCGGAACACGCGGTCGGCGTTGACCTTCATCCGCTCGGTTGTATCGCGCGTTGGCGGGTCGAAGATGATGCCGGTGACCAGCGCTCCCTGGATGCGCTCGTGCGCCTCTACGATGTGCTGGACGATGGTCTCGCGGCTCCACCCCTCTCGGCGGCGCCATTGGTTCACCACGCCGAGCAGCGTGGAAATCAGGGTGTGCGATTCGCTTCGCATGACGTGGCGGCTCCTGGCCAGTAAGGTGCGTTCAGGCAGCCGCACCCCATGGGAACGACGGGCACAGTTCGCTTCGGAGGACCCGACCAGCGGTGAGCGCCTCGATCTCAACTGCACGTTTCGCGGGGATTGGTCGAACGCCTGAACACCATTGACTTACGGTGGGCGCTCTCACATTGAGCTTTCGCGCCAACTCGGCCCGACTGCCCAACAGCTCGGCGGCCTGGCGCACTGCTTCTGCTGGAGTCATGTCTCTTCTCCGGGGAATGTTGGAGAAAGAGTAAGGCATTAGCTAATCACGGGCAAGCCATTGCCTAACCACACTACAACTGACGTTAAATTAGGCAATGCTTACCGGACCCCAACTCGGCGCCGCTATTGAGGCCGCCAGACTCGCCAAAAACATGTCGAAAAAGGCTCTCGCAGAGCAGTTCGGCGTGAAGCCCCCTTCTGTCCAGGGATGGATCAACACCGGCAGGATCGATAAAGCGAAACTGATCGAATTGATATCGTTCTTCTCAGGCGTCGTTGGCGCAGAACACTGGGGATTAAGCGAAAAGGAGGCGGAGCTTATTGCGCCGAGTAGCCCACCTACGCAGCATCCTGGCTCATCGGCCGCGGAAAAGGTGATGGAGATGCTCCAGCGCCACGGTAAAGGGCTGAGCGGCGAAGCTAAGGAGAAAATCGCGCAGGCAGTAGCCGAGTCTCTCGATGGCGATCAATCGACGACATCGAACGTGATTCACGCTGACTTCAACCGCACCACTCTGGTGAAAGGAAATACGATTTCGATCGCCCAGTACGACGTGCGCGCAGCCATGGGTGGCGGCCAGGTGCCGGCCGAGTACCGTGAGTTCGTCAGGAATCTGGTGGTCGACAAGGTCCAGCTGGATGACCTCGGCCTGAAGTACACCGAGGCGACCAACCTCAAGATCATCACCGGGTGGGGCCAGAGCATGCTGGGCACCATCGAGGACAAGTCCCCGATCCTCGTCGACGTGGGCATCACCGACTTCGTCGAGGAAGGCGTCTACGTCTTCACCTGGCTGCAGCACCTGTTCGTGAAGCGGGTGCAGATCCACGATGCCGAGCACTACCTCCTGGTGTCGGACAACAAGTCCTTCGAGCCGCAAAAGGCTCGAATGGAAGACGTCCATTTCCAAGCCAAGGTGCTGGGCGCCTGGAATTTCAGAAAGCTTTGACAGGCAAGGTCATCTGGCGGGGTGGGGACCTGTAGCGCACGCCGCAGGAGTACCGGGGGGGGATCATATGGCAATGAGCAAACGGATAGATTGAGGGAATCATGCAGCAGGATGCTTTTATAGACAAACTAGATGGCTATTCCTTCGAGCTTCGCTACGAGGGGAAGGATGCCATCAGCCACATGATCGACATGAGTTCCCTTTCGGCTTCGATTGATGGATTCAGTCGAATCTACTCAGCTGTCGGGCATTTCGTTGCCACTGGGCAGTACGCAAAGCAGATGCCAGCGCTATCCGTGAAGACGTATGTCATGGAGCCTCAAGCCAAATGCTTCAGCCTTCCAGGGATGCTGCAGTTCGCCGTCAATTCTGGAATTTTTCAGGGCCTTGCAGCGGCAGCATTTACCCTCATACTTGGGTACGTCCTCAACAGAAATAGCGCCAACAAGGAAGAGATGAAGCATCTGCGTGAGCTTTTCGAAAAGCAACTCGGTTACAGCCAGGCCGCAACCGAGAAGATGCTTTCGACCATAGATAAGCTTGCGACTGGGTTGCAGCCTTCTGTGAGGAAATCCATGACTCCCATTGGAGAGTCATGCGATCGAATCGATCTATACCTGGACGGCAGGAAGCACCAGACGGTGGATCAGGCTATGAAGGATATGGCCAATGCAGACGAGCCTAGTGAGCTATCTCCAGAGCAGACCTACGAGGTGGTGATCACAGAGCTAGATCGGCTCAAGAGCTCTGCGAAGGTGCATTTCTCCGCGCCAGATATTGACGAAGATCTGGAAGATGATGGATCACCCAGAAGGATCCCTGCTGACATCATGGATCCAGCCGTTGCACTGGAGGGAAACGCCTACCTTTCAGCTTTTGTCGCCGGCACTAAGATATCCATCAGGGCAAAGGCTCTCCTTAGGGGCGGACTCGTGGTCAAGCTCTACATTTCTGATTCGCTCTAGCCGAAGCTCGTACACGCGGGGCTTTTCGTTCCTCCCTGCCCTTCCCTCCCGACTCAGCACCGAGCAGATGACCGCCCTGTCAGGACGCTGAGCTCGATACAGCGCCGTCCTTCCTCGCCTGACGCCACATCCAGAGTCCGCCTGAGTCCCCCGGCCCGCTGGCTTGGCGTCCAACTTTTGGGGGCAGCTGAGCGCACGGGCTCGACCTCAGCCTACGCCCTCTCCTCGTGAAGGCGCTGAACCACCACGTCCGGCTCCTGCACTAGCTCGATCCCATCGACCACTTCAACGCCCTCCTCGTCTCCCGCCTCCCAGGTGAGCGTAACCACTCCATCCTCCCCCAGCGACATCTCGAGTCCATCGGTTTCGGCCAACTCCTCCAGCACCTGCTGCCAGGCCTCTTCCGAATCCCCCTGCGCCTTCCAGATTGACGCCCTGCGCTCCGCCTGAGCCCGCGGGCTACTGATCATCGCTGATACCCGTAGGCGCACCTTCTCCACTGGCGAGACCTGCCCTTTCCCTTGGTTGTTCTTCTGCACAGCATCCTCCATTTACTGTTTATTCATACAGTATTTTCTGACTCAAAAATCTGCAAGTCCGCTTCGCTCACCTACAGATAGTTAGTGCGCAAACTTAAAAATTAGGCATTGGCTATTTACAATAATTAGGCATTGGCTTACTTTTCACTTAACGCCAGCAACACACCGCTGGCCAGGCCGCAGCGAGCCAAGGCCATGCCGACAGGCAGAACGGGTTCAGGGGGAGCCTCGCCCCGTGGCCAGCAGCGTAGATGGCCCTAGATCAAGGGAGAGCCAGTGGGCGAAGAGCCGCGACTGGCTGTCGGGACCTCAGGTCCCCCGAGAAAGTAGCCGCCCAGCCGGACGTGGCGCGTAACGCCGGCCAGCAACACCGATTTCCTCGATGCCCTTCGCAAGAGGGGTATCTGGGAAGTCAACACGCCCTGGAGGGCAACAACAATGACGCGCAACGAGTACGACGAGATGGAAGCCACTGCAAACGTGGCATTGGCTGGCCTTCTGGCTGGCGACTGCCAACTCGCAAACAACCCTCATGCACTTGTGGAGTGCGCATTCGACATCGCCGAAGCCTTCAACGCCGAGAAGAAGCGTCGCCTCGGCGAGCGTCCGGAATGGGACAACTGAATCACTACTGATGCGGCCCTGCTGATCAACACCGCCCCGGTCCCCCCGGGGCTGCACACCAGCCCTACCGCAATCTATCCGGAGACACACGATGAAGCGAAACGCCAACCCGGCGGCGACCGTTGCTGCCTGGAATTCCGCATACCCCGTCGGCACCGAGGTTGACTACCGATTCCATCGCGGCGCGGCGCCGAAGCGCACCCGTACCACTACTGAAGCCCAGATCCTCGGCGGACACACCGCTGTCGTCTGGCTCGCCGGCGTGTCCGGTTGCGTTGCCTTATCCCACTGCGAGCCGGCCTGAACGTGGCGTGCAGCAACTTCCCCAGCGACAAAGACGAGCAGTGGGACCACGCTGAAAGCGGGTTCGCCCCCAAATTCTGTTTTGCCAATGCTTGATTTGGGACTATCTGGTAGGGGCCTCGAACGAATCTCGATAGGACTTGAAAGCCTCTATCGCATGCTCATTTCTATTATTTCCGTCAGAGTCATCGAGCATCCTTTCCTCTGGCGTCTTACCTCCATAGTAGTCTTCGAACCAACTGAAGTACTGCAACCTGATAGAACCAGGGTGAAACTTACTATCAAGCGTCTTCCACCACGTCAAACAGGCTGGACAAGGTGGGAGCTCCGTAAAGCATATAATTGTTCGGACTCCCCGTGCATAGAGTTCTTTTCCGATAGGGCCAGGAGAATTCTGCATGCCAAGTATCATTATGTTGGTAAGCGGAGGCTCCCAGTTGGCCCTAACGCACCGCTCCAAGGCAACCCGCTCGCTGTGGAGCCCCGCTGATCCAGCAGGGGTGCTTGAAGCCTTATGGTCTTTTCCAATTCGAGCATTGTTATTGTCAAGCAACCTTATTGCGCCAAAGCATTTTCCCAAACCAATATCCCCCGACCTTCCACGACCTTTCCGTGCTTTATAAGCGACAACATCAACCCCACGAAAATCAACGCCCTCAACATCGAGCGGCTCGAAGCTAATCGCCATATCGACAACCTCCCTGTTGTGTTTGCATCAATATATGCGCACCAACTCAGGGATTCATTGTAGTCATACTCAAGACCACCCATAGAACAAAAAACCAGCAGCATAATTCTCATTTGAAATAAATCCCTTTCCCCCTCCCGCTTGCAGTTTCCAATGCGGGCGACCGCCCTCTACCACTGCGAACCGAGATAGATCGGTTGCTCTCGAAATCCCTCGAACGGAGTTACGCCATGTTGATCTTGACCCGCCGCCCCGGCGAAACCCTGCATATCGGCGACAACATCACCGTCACTGTCCTCGGCAGCCAAGGCGACCAGGTGCGCCTCGGCATCACCGCCCCGAACGACGTCGCCATCCACCGCTCCGAGATCTACCAGCAGATCGGCAACGTCCGCCCTGTGCCGCCGGCGGAGTTGGTCGAGGCCTGGAACCGAGAGCACCCAGCGCCAGCGCTGATCGAGTACCGGCCGTACCGGGGGGCCGAACCGCAGCGCACCCGCACCGTCGGCCGGGCCAGCGTGTCGCTTGGCGGGGCGGCGGTTATCTGGATCGAAGGCCAGTCGGCGCCGGTGGCGTTGCGGGCCTGCACCGCGATCTCCTGACTTCGGCGCCTGGCCCATTGCCGGGCGTTTAACCCACGGCGAGCGCCCGCCGGTCCAACGGCGCGCACAACGGAGGATCTCGACATGTAGCCCAGCCCCAAGGGCAGATCGCCAACATGCGGTCGAGCCTGTACCCAACCGCTTTCACATAGGGCGGTGCATGTAAGTGGAGACAGGGCGCTTGGCGGCGCCCTTCTCTTTCCTGCTCCTGGCGCGGCCAGGGCGCAGCGGAGAGTGATCGGCAGCCGAGTCAGGCACCTGCCTCGTAAGCAGGCGAGCCAACGAGCAACGCCGCCGGCTGGTGGCGCGGACGGAGCCAGAGGGGACGCCCACGCGCCGATCACTCCCCGCTGCGCATGCAGCGTTCCCCCTCTTCGCCCGGCTCCGGCCGGGCTTTTTTCAACCCCCATTCGAGAGCACCCACCATGGCGCCCCACCGGGCACGACTGCCGTGTGCCTGGGTGCTGCCGAATGCAGGTGAACCACGGAGAGCATCCCGATGTGGACATACCGCGAGCGCCGCAACCGCGCGGCTTTCAGCAACGCGCAACTCGCTTACGACCGTGCCGTCGACCCGCTCTGGGACCAGCCGGACCCGGAACCAGAGCACGAGGACGAAGAGCAGGAGGACGAAGATGGCATGGGCGAATGAGCGCGCCGAGGGCGTGATCGAGGACGCCATCGGCACCCGGCAATACGACGACATGCGCCGCCGGCTCGACGCCGCAGCGGATGCGAGACAGCAGGAACTGAGGAGCATCGACCTATGACCACCCGCCCCGTTCGCTCGATCATCGACGACCAGCTCGACGACCTGGTGATGCCGGCCGGCGCCGACATCGCCGCGGTGCTCGGCCTGCCCCGCGAGACCCTGGTGGTGAATCTCCCGCGTCGCATGGCACTGACCATCAAGAAAGGCCGGAAGTGCCTGGGGGTGCGTCGTGATTGAGCCGCAACTCTCGACGGTTTTCTTCGCTCCTACGGCGCGGCGCCGCTTCTTGACGCGCCGGGCGGCAATCAATGCCGAGGCCAGGGCGATCATCAACAAGCACTTCCCGATTGAGCGCGGCTGCTCCTGCGGCTGCGGCGATCCGGGCTGGCGGCTTGAGGAGGCCAACCCAGAGCGCTTCGCGCGCTACTACCGGCTGCTCACCGCCGTGCTGAAGAAGGTGAAGTCATGAACGCGAAGCGTAAAGCCACCCTCCTCGGCGCCCTGCTCGCCTGCGCCTTCTACCTCACCGGCGAGCAACCAGCCGCAGCTCAGGCAATTAGGGCTTTCTAGCCTTCTCGGCTTCCAGGACCTTACGGGAAAGATCGAGGATCGTGTTCGTCGCGCTTTGATAGGAGAAATAGAGTCCCTTCTTTTGCGGCTCATAGATGTAGCTATCACGGGCCGTCAGAGCCTTGTGTATTTCGTTCACACCGAGCGCTGTAGCCAGATTGATCATGATCTCTTCAAGGCTTTCTCGCTGGCTTAGGCCGGTGTTCTTCGTAGTTCCGACATAGAAGCCGTTCTGCGGTTTTGGAGCCTGAATAATCTTCGCTTTTGCCATTTCTGAACTCCCTCTCAAAAACACCGAATTTATCAGCAGCTGCGCCTGGCGCGGCAAGGATTTCCTATGTCTGCAGCTCTCGCATCGGTCGGCGCGCTCGACCGCACCAAGTACCTTGGCGGCAGCGATGTCGCCGGCATCCTCGGCATCAGCCCCTGGCGCACTCCGTTGGACGTGTACCTGGATAAGGTCCAGCCGCGCACCGGTCCCGTCGACCCGGCGAAGCAGAAGATTTTCACCCGTGGCCAGCGGATGGAGCCCTACGTCATCGACCTGCTGGCCGAAGAGACCGGCCTGAAGATCGTCGGCCGCGGTAACCGCTACCGCGACCAGCAGCACGATTTCATGGCCGCCGAGATCGACGCCGAGGCCGCCAGCGGCGAAAACATCGAGATCAAGACGGTCAGCCCCTTCAAGGCGAAGGAATGGGGTGAGGTTCAGACCGATGCCATTCCAGTCCACTACACCGCCCAGGCCATGCACGGCCTGATGGTCACCGGCCGCCAAGTCTGCATCTTCGGCGTTCTGATCGGCGGCGACGACTTCCGCGTGTACCGCGTCGAGCGGGACGACGAAACCATCGCGGCGATTCGCGAGAAGGAGGTCGAGTTCTGGGGACGCATCCAGCGCCTGGATCCGCCTGAAGCAACCGCTGTCAGCGACATGCTCCGGCTGTTCGAACGTGACGCCGGAACCAGCATCGAGGCCGATGGCAAGGTCGTGGAGGTGTTCAACCGCTTGCGCGAACTGAAAGCCAAGGCCAAGGGCCTGGAGTACGAGATCGAGTCCGCAGAGGAGCGCATCAAGCTCTTCATGCAGGACCACGCCCAACTCACGGTCAACGGCAAGTCGGTACTGACGTGGAAGTCCCAGACCACCAACCGCTTCGACCAATCCGCCTTCAAGGAAGCTCACCCCGCGCTGTTCGAGCAGTTCAAGAAGACCAGCGAATCCCGCGTTTTCCGCCTCAAGTAACCGGAGCCCAGCATGTCCGCAACCGCCCTGAAAGCCGCCGCGACCGGCAATGTCGCCAACAACGGTCAGCCGAAAACGCTGGCCCACCTGATGACTGACCCGAAGATCAAAGCCCAGATGGCCCTGGCGCTTCCGAAGCACATGACCGCCGACCGACTCGCGCGCATCGCGCTGACCGAGATCCGCAAAGTACCGGCCCTGGCGAAATGCAATCAGGAGAGTTTCCTCGGCGCCGTGATGCAATGCGCGCAGCTCGGCCTGGAACCGGGTAACGCTCTCGGCCATGCCTACCTGCTGCCGTTCGGCAACGGCAAGGCGAAAGATGGCCTGTCGAACGTCCAGTTGATCATCGGCTACCGCGGGATGATTGACCTTGCCCGGCGCTCCGGCCAGATCGTTTCGCTCACCGCGCGCACCGTGCACCAGAACGACCAGTTCAGCTATCGCTACGGCCTCGACGAGGACGTCCAGCACGTTCCGGGTGAAGGTGAACGCGGCGTCATGACCCACGTCTACGCGGTCGCCAAGCTGAAGGAGGGCGGCGTGCAATTCGAGGTCATGAGCAAGGCCGACGTCGACAAAGTACGCGCCACCAGCAAGGCATCCGGAAACGGGCCTTGGGTCACCCACTACGAAGAGATGGCCAAGAAGACCGTCATCCGCCGGCTGTTCAAGTACCTGCCGGTCAGCATCGAGTTGCAGACCGCAGTCACCCTGGACGAACGCGCCGACGCCGGATTGGACCAAGACAACGCGTCCATCCTCACCGGCGAATACAGCGTTGTTGACGACCAGTCTCAGGACCAGGTCCCGGACGGCGTGAACACCGAGACGGGCGAAATCACCGAACCCGCCCCGGACCAGCAGCCGGACACCGGCACCGACGAGCTCAATCTCGAGTAACCGGCCATGCCCAGCCTTACTGTCCTTGAGCGGTACGGCCAAGTCGGGGAGTTCGCCGCGCTACTCGGCGCGGCCGAGCTCAACGCCGCTACGGACTGGGACGAGCAGTTCCTGGCCGACCTCCGCAGCAACTTCCAGCGCTACGGCGCCCACACCTACCTCAGCGACGCCCAACTCGAGCAGTTGGAACGGATCGCCAACGAATAGGACCCATTCCCGATGAGCAACAACCCGCACTTCATGAACATGACCGCCGACACGCTCGGCAAGAGCTTGCTGCAGGGACTGATCCAGGAAATCCGGATCATGCCGGACTGCTGGCAGAAGCTTCCCGAGGCCAAGCAGCAGGACATCATCGACCGCCTGGAGCGCCAGGTACGGAACGCCGCCACCATCGCGGTTCACACCATTGCCGGCGGCGAGATCGACGCCGGGCAACTCGCCGACCAGCAGCAACAGGCTGCGGCCTGACCCTCGATACAGCGCCCCACCCGGGGCGCTTTCTCTCCCAGAAAGCACGCACCGGACGCCGCCCTGTGGGCGATTCAACCATGCCTCGTGGGCCGCCCTGTCAGGCAGGGCGGCGTCCAGTGCGCCAGATTACCTAACTGGATAATTTTTTCTCTGCAAGGTAGGTGTTCAACAGCCTACCTATACGCAGCATTGTTTCCGTGGCAATCCTAGTTTCACTAGGAAGCAGCTCTTCAACCCAACGAGCGGGATATTCTTCTTCACCATGTACAAATGATGAAAACCGAAGTCCTTTTGTCCAAGCTTCTCTACCTGTGAAGTCAAAGGTAAAGGGAGCGTCAACCACACTAACATGTTTTGATCGGTTAACCAGAGCACTCAAATATTCAAACCGAGCACTTTCAACATAGTCTTTTAAAAGAACATATATCTCAGGATACAAATCACCACCTAGGGCTTTCACAACATCAGAACTATAAAACCGCTTCCTTTTTATCAGATTGCGCCCTTCAAGCTCACAAACCAAGTACACAAGAAACGCCAAAGTATCGGCAACTGCATGCAGAGACTGCAAACTAGAGTAAATATGTGATTTCGCCCTCCTAAACGCCCATTCAAACGCACCACTTTCATAACGACCAAACCCAAACACATCTGGAAGAAGTTCTAAGTCAGACCTTCCCGCCACATATTCGTCTAAAATTCTTTTATATTCATTATAGTGATACTGTGCGAAAAATTTCCGATCTGCAAGTGATTGAGCACAGCTATAAATCTGTGTGGCAACCTCCTTAGGAAATACAGCAACAGAAAGATCCTTTAGTTCTGAAAGACTCCAGCGTTCCATGCTAGTACCCTTCAAAATTAAAGATCGTAGCCAACAGGACTGTGGCATCCAAGAAGTGGACAGAACCTGAGCTATCACTAGCCCTCACAGTAACTCCAATCAATTTCACGCCCCCATCATGCGCTATTAGAACTGGCCCGCCGCTGATACCGTTAGTAGGATACGTAGGTCTCGATGACTCAACACAGTATATAGGTGATTCCATAACCGAGTCGGAAACTTTCCCATAACGAAGCGAGATATGGTCATTTATAATTTCTTTCTCGTAGTCATATCTATCGTCGGTCACTGGATACCCAACAACGCACGCACTACCGCCCCTTACCCTATCTGCTGGGTGAAACTGTTCTTCAAGATTTAGTACAGCAACTCCGCGCCCTGTCATCAATTTATAATTAAACAAATCTAGCCGATACACTAAAACATCTAAATGATATCGTTCCAGCACATTAGATTGAGGAAAAAAATGGCCCAAGATTGGAATCTGAAAACTGCAACCTGACAGCATTATACGCGCCTCTTTATACTCAACCCCTTGTCGGTCAAGTACATGACGAGCTGTTATCGCATAATACTTTCCTTTCAAACAAACAAGAAAGCAAGTACCGCCACCCCACCAAGTCCCACAGGAGAAGAAACGTATTGGCCTGACAAATTCGAATAGGCACTCAAATGCTTTCTCTCTACTGAAGTTTAACTCAACGAACTGAGAGAGTTCACCCTCAGTCCTTTTCTCAACCTTAGGCATCACGTACCCTCAAGATAGGGAGATCAAAACACCCCAATTGTAGAGAGCGTATAGATACGCACTAAATGAATCGATCTGACTACCCCAAAGTTCTACACCCGCATACCAAAACTAAACCAACGTATCACCTTCACATCTGGCAGCGAGAGAACCAGATCGAGATGACGCTGTAGTCCAAGACCTACTTCTTGATCCAGACGCCATCCCACAGCGCCACGTCAGTAGTAATCAAGGGAACATCAACGCCATCTCTGCGCTGCTCATCGAGCCACTGCTGCGTACCCTCGATGGCCAGCCAGCGCCCCTTATCGAGTTCATTCGTGACGGTTCCGCTGATCGCATAGGATCCGCATTGTGGGCAGTTAACCAGCGCGCGATCCCCAGGTGATGGCAGTTTTTCTACCTCCGCAACATTGCAGACGAAGCACTCCATAGCTCTCCCCTTGATCCGGCCCCATGCCGGGCCACCCAACTCTAGACCCAATGACATCGCTGCGCCATCACGCATGGTGCAGCGCTTCCCTGCGCTCGCAACTCAATAGGAGGGATCCATCCCATGAGCCGCCAAAGCGACATCTTCGCCGCCGGCACCCAGCGCCTGCAGATGACCGAGAGCATTGAACTGACGATCCAATCCCTACAGGCCTACGGCGCCGATCATGAGCATTGGGCCATTGCCTGGTCGGGCGGTAAGGACAGTAGCGCCACTGTCACTCTGGTGCTCTATCTGATCGACGCCGGGAAAGTGAAAGCGCCGAAAACCTTGACCGTGTTCTATGCCGATACCCGTCTGGAGCTGCTGCCGCTGGCGAACTCTGCGCGTCACCTCATGGACGAGCTGGAAGAGCGTGGCGTCCACGTCAAAGTGGTCATGGCCCCGCTCGACAAGCGCTTTATGGTCTACATCCTCGGCAGGGGCGTGCCACCACCGAACAACAACACGCTTCGCTGGTGCACCCGGCAGATCAAGGTCGACCCGATGGTCGCCGCCCTCGAGCAACGCCTGGCCGCGCTCGACGGCAACGTACTGATGATCACTGGCGTGCGCCAGGGCGAGAGCGCCATACGCGACAAGCGCATCGAGATGTCCTGCGGTAAGGATGGAGCCGAGTGCGGCCAGGGCTGGTACCAGAAGGTGCTACCCGAGGCAAAGGGAATCAAGGGACGCATCGCCACGCTCGCACCGCTGCTGCACTGGCGAGTCTGCCATGCCTGGGAATGGCTGAAGCACTGGGCGCCCCTGCCCGAGTTCGGCGACTGGTCTACCGCCATGATCGCCGACGCCTACGGCGGCGACGAGGCCGAGGAAATCAACGCGCGCACCGGTTGCACCAGTTGCCCGCTGACTGATGAAGACAAGGCGCTCGACACGATCCTGCTGGTTCCGTACTGGCAGTACCTGGCTCCGCTCAAGCGCATCAAGCCGCTGTGGCGCGAGTTGCGCGAGCCCCAGCATCGCCTACGCAAGGCCGGCATCGAGCGGCTGAAGGACGGCAGCATCGCCGCGAACCCCCAGCGCATGGGTCCGATCCTGCTGGAGTCCCGCTTGATGGGCCTGGAGCGCGTACTGGCCATCCAGGCCGAATGCAACGCCGCAGCCGACCGCCTCGGTCGCCCTCGCATCGACCTGATCAACACCGAGGAAGAGGCCCGCATCCGCGAGCTGATCGCCGCCGGCACCTGGCCGGATGGCTGGGACGGCGACGAGCCAATCGCCACCACCCCTCTCGACAAAGTCTTCGCCGACGGCGTGGTACAGCCGCTGCTGTTCGTATAAGGAATCCGCCGCATGAACACCTACCGTCATACCTTCGTCTCCACGTGCCCAGCGGACGGTGAGCAGATCATCTACAGGCTGGAGATCTACTCGCCCACGATGATCCGCGTCGAGCACATCCGTACCGCAACCGCTCTGATCAAACACGGCTTCCAGGAGGAGATCGCGGATCGCCTGCAGGCCCAACTCGGTGGCGAGCACCGCATCGTCGGCGTTCACCAGGGCGTCGAGATCGAAACCGTGAGGTTGCCGGCGTGATGATCCACTACCACGGCACCCCAATCGGTGGCACTCGCCAGGACGCCGCGCGTTTCCTCGCTGGGCGGCATGCATTGGTCCCGTTTCCGCGCCAAGACGACGTCGCCATCGTTGCCGAGGTCTGCCAGAGCTTCTGCTTCGACAACGGCGCGTTCTCGGCCTGGAAAAAGGGCGGAACGCTTGACGTCGAGAGCTATCTCCGGTGGGTCGACGACTGGCGTCGGCACCCAGGTTTCGACTGGGCCCTGATCCCTGACGTGATTGACGGAGACGAAGCCGACAACGACCGGCTGCTCGAGCAGTGGCCTGAGCATTTGCCGGGCGTCCCGGTCTGGCATCTGCACGAATCCCTGGAGCGCCTGCAGCGCCTGGCCCGCGTGTGGCGGACGGTCGCCCTCGGCAGTTCCGGCCAATGGGCTACGCCCGGCACGGCGCCCTGGTGGAAGCGCATCAGCGCAGCCATGAACTCCATCTGCGATGCCCACGGGCGGCCGACCTGCAGGCTCCACGGCCTGCGGATGCTCGATCCGATGATTTTCGGCCGCCTGCCGTTCGCCAGCGCGGACAGCACGAACGCCGCAGTCAACGGCGGCAGTGTCAGCAGGTTCGGCATCTACCCCCCGCCGACTGCTGGCCAACGCGCCGCAGTGATTGCCGACCGCATCGAAACCCACAACTCAGCACCGGTCTGGACGCACAGCGGCCAGGCCGAACTCTCGCTTTGAAGGAACCCGCCGCATGATCAAGCGCACCCTGTACCACTTCCACTTCTGCTGCGGCCTGGGCGGCGGCGCCGCAGGCTTCAACCGGGCGCGCCCGCGGGTCGGCAACGTCGAGGCCAAATGGGTCTGCCTCGGCGGGATCGACGTGGACCCGGCCGGATTGCGCGACTTCGAGCGCCTGGCCGGTGTCCCGGGCACCCTGCTGGACCTCTTCACCCGCGACCAGTACGTGCGGTTCCACGGCAAGGAGCCGCCGGCAGGCTGGCGTGAGGCCACCCCCGAGGATGTGCGCCGCGCCGCTCAGGGCAAGCGCCCGGACGCGGTGTTCATCTCCAGCCCCTGCAAGGGGGCCTCCGGCCTGCTGTCCGAGAAGTTGAGCCTCACCCCGAAATACAAGGCACTCAACGAGTTGACGCTGCGCTGCATCTGGCTGATGGGCGAGGCATGGGCTGATGACCCGGTGCCGCTGATCGTCTTCGAGAACGTCCCGCGCCTGGCCAGCCGCGGCCGACACCTGCTGGACCAGATCAACAGCCTGCTCGGCAGCTTCGGCTACGCCGTGGCGGAAACCACTCACGACTGCGGCGAACTCGGCGGCCTGGCGCAGTCCCGGAAGCGCTTCCTGCTTGTCGCACGGCACGTCGAAAAAGTGCCCCCCTTCCTGTACGAGCCAGAGAAGAAGAGCCTGCGCGCCGTCGGCGACATCCTCGGCCGCATGCCGCTGCCGGGCGACATCGATGCCGCGGGGCCAATGCACCGCATCCCATCGCTGCACTGGAAGACCTGGGTGCGCCTGGCCTTGGTAGAGGCCGGCAGCGACTGGCGGAGCCTGAACAAGCTGGCGATCGAGGACGGCCACCTGCGCGACCTGGTAATCGTGCCGGAGTACCGCTCCGGCTACATGGGGGTGCATGGGTGGGACGACACTGCCAGCACTATCGCCGGCCGCTCCGGCCCTACCAACGGCGCATTCTCGGTAGCCGATCCTCGCTACCGCCAAGCCGCAAACTGGAACCACGGCCAGCAGTTCGGGGTGATCCGCTGGGCCGAGTCAGCGCCGACTATCCCAGGGCAAACGATGCCAGGCCAAGGCACATTCAGCGTCGCCGACCCGCGCCCCAACTGGAACCGCCACAGCGGCAACTATCGGGTGATCCGCTACGACCAACCTGCAGGCACCATCATCGCCGGCGGCAAGGGCGTCCAGGGCGGCCAGCAGTCGGTGGCAGACCCGCGCATCCTGCACCGCGGCAAGGGCGACAACTACCTGACCGGCGGTCACTACGGGGTGATCGGCTTCAACCAGCATTCCGGCGCCATCGCGGCCAGCTCCCGCTACGACAGCGGCCGATTCAGCGTCGCTGATCCACGCATCCCAGCAGCGGACGAACGCCTGACCTGCATCATCCGCAGCCTCGACGGCACCTGGCACCGCCCCTTCACCACGCTGGAAAAGGCAGCCCTACAGAGCCTGGTCGAGCCCGAGGAATACCTGGTGCTCGACGGTATGAGCGACAAGGACTGGAGCGAGCGCATCGGCAACGCCGTACCACCGGCCGCGGCCGAGGCCATCGCCGGCGTGATGGGCACCACCCTGCTGCTGGCCGAGCAGGGCGAGACGTTCATGCTCAGCAATACGCCGATCTGGGTGCGCCCGGTCGCGGTGGCGCTGAGCGTAGTTCAACAGGAGTCGCGCTGATGGGCTACCTCAACCCGCTACTGAAGCTCCCGGCAGGTAGAGCACTACTGCACCTACCTGCAGAAGACCGTGCACGACTTGAAGCCCTGTTCCGAGAGTTGCGCGACCAAGCGAACACCGAAGCGGAGAACGCCTGGCGCCGCCGGAAAGGACCGATGGCTGCTTACTGGAGGGCGGTCTCTACCTATGCGCGGCATCTGGCACATGCGCTGTCGCGTGGAGCCAGATCATGAACAGGCTGGAAATCTGCCCCCTGACCCTGGCCGAGGCGAATGCGTTCGTAGAGTAGCACCACCGCCACCACGGCCCGGTCCAGGGCCATAAGTTCAGCCTGGGCCTCGCCGCCGACGGGCGCATCGTGGGGGTGGCCATCGTCGGACGCCCGGTAGCGCGCCACCTCGACGACGGGATGACGCTCGAGGTGACCCGCTGTTGCACCGACGGCGCGCGCAACGGCTGCTCGAAGCTGTACGGCGCGGCCTGGCGTGCAACACGCGCCCTCGGCTACCGCAGGCTCCTTACCTACATCCTCGCCAGCGAGGCCGGCGCAAGCCTGCGCGCCAGCGGCTGGCACCTGGTCGGCATTCGCGGGGGCGGCAGTTGGAACTGCCCGAGCCGCCCGCGCGTGGAGACGCCGAACCAGGGTCAGAAACTGCTCTGGGAGATGCATTCATGAACACCGAACAGTTCATCCGTGACTCGGCCGCGCGCGGGCTTTCCCGCCGCGCAACGGTGAACCCTCGCGGCACGTGCGCCGGCTGCGCCTATCGACTCGGCACCCCGGCGAACACCTCGCCGGTCACCACCTCCGATGCCATCTACTGCCGGCAGGAACTCAGCCGGTTCTACTGCCACGCCGACCTGGACGACCAGGGCAACCCAGTCCGCACCTGCGTTGGCCACGCCAAAGCCATGAAGCAAGACGCCACGAAATGAACCGCCCCACCATCTGCCGCACCACGGGCCAACGGATAGGCCTGTGCAAATGCTTCCGCTGCCGGCCGCCGGCGCCGGAGCAATCGGAGACACCACCATGTCATCTACCCAACACCAACTGATCGAGCAGTGCGCCACCCGCCTGCGCGGCATCGTCGAAGCCCTGGACAACATCCACGACAACACCCCGCACCGCTGGTCGACGGACCTCGACGACGTTCACTCCTCAGCCGAGAGCCTGCTGGCCCTGATCAAGGACCAGGCGCCGACGCAAGCCGCCCAGGACCTGGCGCTCCGCACCATCGCCGAGTACCCCTGCCCTGAGCAGGACAACATGACCGCCGCCAATATCCGCCAGGTCGCCGCGGACGCCATCACCGGCGCGCTAGCCTTCGGCGCCCAGGCCAGCCAGCCGCCGGCGGCGGATCACTGGCTTCGTCCGTTCTACGACATCGGCCGCGCCGAGGGACAACGCACCCAGGACCTGGCAATGCTGGTGCGCATGCTGGCCAGTTCCCTGAAGCGGCATGCCCCGGAAAGCAACCTAGTGGCGCGCGCCACCAACTACCTGGCCGGCACACCGCTTCGTGCCCCGCCGGCACCGGTAGAGCAGGCAGGCGGGGATGAGCGCGCGGCGTTCGAGGCGTGGGCTACGCATTTACCGATGGATCGGCAGCCGCTACGACCAGACCTATACATGCCGCCAACTCAATGGGCGTGGGAAGCGTGGCAGTTCCGCGCCGCCCTGGCGCAGCCAGAGGGCGCCCCGGTGATCGGGTGCCTCTGCGGCATGCCGATGACCGAGGGCCATCACTCGCCGGACGGTTGCAGCAGCCTTGGAGAGTTCGCAACGCATGTGGTGGTTCCGCGGGAAGTCCTGGAGTGCTCCATTGATCGCTGGGCATGCTGCGCCATGTCGCAGACGCCGGGCGCTGAAGAGGCATGGGAAGAACTCCGCGCCCTGCTGAGCGAGCAGGAGGGAGGCTCCGACCATGCGTAGAGCACTGACCGCCCTCGGCATCATCGCCGCCCTCGGCCTGGCCGTGGTGGGGCTGGTGGAGATATTCCCGATCCTCCGCACGCTGGCGGCCTGGCAGACGGGGTGCTTCGGATGAAGCAGAAACCAGGCATCGCCCCTCCCCAGCGAAGGCCCGCCGGATCAGGGGCACATGCCCGCCAAGGCTGGTCCCGTCACCGGTGAGCCGGTACATCCTACCTGAAATCCCATCTCCGCAGCCCAACGGAAAGGGCTGCGGAAGCGTCCGGCTATAGGCCGGGAGAGGCATTACCTCATGGAAAACATCACATTCTTGACCCACGAGGAGGTGTGCGAACTGACTGGGGCGCGCACCAAGGCCAGGCAGATAGAGGTCCTGAAAAAGAATGGCATTCGCCACACTGTGAAGGCCAACGGCTGGCCGTGTGTCATCACCGCCAGCCTGCTGGCACCGGCCATGGCTGCGAAACCCGAGAAGACGGGCTGGACTCCAAGGAAAGCAGGATAAATGGGAAGACGGCCGACCAAACCGGGGAGCATTCCCCGGCTCCGCGAAAGACGCCGCGGAGACAAGATCTATTACTACTACGACCTCGGCGGCAAGCCACGCAAAGAACTGTCCCTCGGAACGGACTACGGCCTGGCGATCACTGAATACGCCCGCCTGGAGAGGGCTCGCACAGCTGATGCAAAGCTAGCGGAGACGCTCACGTTTCGCTATGTGGCTCAACGCTACTTCATCGATGTCGTGCCAACGAAAAGCCCTACAACGCAGAAGGACAACGCCCGCGAGCTCAAGCAACTGCTGGCGTTCTTCGATGACCCACCTGCAGCCATCGGGGATATCGAACCGAAGCACATCAAGCAGTACCTGATCTTCCGGCGGTCGGCGCCGGTTCGCGCAAATCGGGAAATCTCCCTTTTCTCGGCCATCTGGAACTACGCGCGCGAGATGGGCTACACCAAACTGGCCAACCCATGCTCAGGGGTGAAACGGAACAGAGAGCGCGGGCGTGATGTGTATATCGAGGATGACCTCTATGCAGCGGTCTATGAAGCGGCAGATCAGGGACTGAAAGATGCCATGGACCTTTCTTACCTGACGGCCCAGCGCGTGGCCGATACCCTGAAGATGGATGAGCGCGATATCCGCGACGGCACTTTGGCAATTCGCCAAGGCAAGACGTTGGCGAAGCGTCGTATCGAGATGATCGGGGAACTGAAGCTGCTGATCGACAGGATTATGGCCAGGAAGGCTGGATACCGCGTCCGCTCGACGCGCCTGGTCGTCATCGATGACGGCCAGCCGATGACCTATCACATGCTCAGAGGCCGTTTCGACAAGGCCCGGGAGGCAGCGGGGATCCCAAAATCGGCTTTCCAGTTCAGAGATCTGCGAGCCAAGGGAGGGACCGATACTGCCGAATCAAGTGGCGACATTCTGCAGGCGCGGGACCAGTTAGGTCACACGACGGTAACGATGACCGAGCACTACATCCGCGACCGGAAAGGCAAGAAAGTGAAGCCGACGAAGTAGAAGATTGCGGAAATGTTGGGGAATTGCGGAAAGAAATATGGAGGGACTTTCTTTACTGGAATCGGCTGAACGCCAGGAAACACGATGGTGCCCGGAGCCGGGGTCGAACCGGCACGGGGTTACCCCCGAGGGATTTTAAGTCCCTTGCGTCTACCGATTTCGCCATCCGGGCAGGATCTCGCTTCAAGTGAGCCGGCAATGGGAACCAAACCGGCATCCCAACCTGAGACCCACCCCAAACGGTAGATAAATCATTGTCTTACGTTACCCTAGCCGGCGCAACAGTTAATTTCCGTGGGCTCCGCCCAGGTTGCCGGGCGATTCCAAGGGAAGCACGATCCGGAAAGCGCTGCCGACTCCCGGCTGGCTGCGTACCTCGATGGTGCCGCCGTGTTTCTGGACGATGCCGTAGGAGAGCGACAACCCCAGGCCGGTCCCCTTGCCTACCGGCTTGGTGGTGAAGAACGGATCGAAGATGCGCGGCAGGATCTCGGGGGAGATGCCCTGCCCCGAGTCTTCCACCTCGATCCAGGCATGCTCCACGGTATGCCCCGTGCGAATCACGATGCAACCCCGCTCCGGCCCCATCGCCTGGGCCGCGTTCATCACCAGGTTCATCACCACCTGGTTGATCTGCGACGGCAGGCACTTCACCTCGGGCAGATCGCCGTATTCGCGGACCACGTCGGCCCGGTACTTCAGTTCGCTGGCGACGATATTGAGGGTCGACTCGATCCCCTGGTGCAGATCGGTCCACTGCCAGTCGTCCTCGGCGTCGACGCGGGAGAAGTTCTTCAGGTCCTGGACGATCTTGCGCACCCGCCCTATACCTTCCCTGGATTCGCGCAGCAACACGGCGACATCCTCCTTGACGAAGGCCAGTTCGACCCGCTCACCGAGCTGCTCCAGGCGTCTTGCCAGCGCCTCGTCGCGGATCGCGGGGCGAGCCTCTTCATAGGCTTCAAGTACCTCCAGCAAACGCCTGACGTGCTCCTCCAGGGTGGTGTAGTTGGAGGAAACGTAGCTGATGGGGTTATTGATCTCATGGGCGACGCCGGCGGCCAGGTGGCCGATCGAGGCAAGCTTCTCCGTCTGCACCAGTTGGCTTTCCAGTTCCTTGCGCTCGCCGATCTCTTTCTCCAGCGCCTCCTTGGCCTGGCCGACTTCCCGGGTGATCTCCTGGATGGCAGCCTCCATCCGGCTCATCTGCAACTGGAGGTGAGCCGTCACGTTCCACTTGGCGCTGAGATTGCCGGCCATCTGGCGGACCTCCTGTCCCTGCAAAGGCAGGCCGAGGAGCAGCAGGCGCTCTTCCGCAGCCCACGGCGCCAATAGCGGAAAATCGGCGGGAGGCGCATGCACCACGACCTGCAAGCGGGAGTCGAGACGCCAGAACCGCTCGAGAACGGGAATATCCGCGCCTACCGACGGCATCCCGAGAAACACCACGGCATACGGCGCATCGGCCTGGAGGGCCGAGCGTATCCGCCCCAATGCCTCCTCGGCGCTTCCCGCCGTATCCACCTGGTAGCCCCGCTCAGGCGCCACGGGAGGCGATTCGGCCCCTAGGGTTCCCTGCAACAACCCGCATACACGGTCTCGATCCGCCTGCCGCTCATCGATCACCAGCAAGCGCCGGTTCCTGATGGGTAACGTCTCCAT